TTTGTAAAAGCTTTTGCGGCGGTAATTACAACAGGGTAAATACCTTCGTAAATTTCTTTTTTTGTGATTTCTGGTTGAAACCATTTTTTAATGTCTGCCATAATTTTGCTCCTTTGTTTTTTTTTTGGTAACATTGTGTCTTCTACTGTATTCTTTTATTATATCATATTTTTGCGATAGATTTGCACAAATTTAACATCTTGAAAAAACCCATAATAATTCGTTTTTCATGCCAAAAAGCATTGACAAGTATTGCTCAATTCTTTTTCTTTTTTGTTTATATTTAAACGCTCTGTCAGTGAATGCATCAGACCAAATATGATTAGCCCTTTGTTCTAATTTTTTATACTTAATACAATGTTTTAAGTACATGTTAATTTGGTTATCTATGCAACATATTTTTTGTAAAATTTCTAATTCGCTACGCATTTAATACCTCGTTGATAATAACTTTAGCCTTTATTATTTGTTTATCGCAATGAATACTTAGTCCACGAACACCTAATAATGTTCGATTTATTTCTTCCAATGCGGAGCGGTATTTTTCATTTTTCTTACAAATCTTTTCTTCACCAATAAAATAAGACTCTAATTGAACTTCATCAAGTTCTAGTTTCTTTTTGAGTTCTTTGTTTTCTTGCTCTAAGCGTTGGAGTTGCTTGTAGTAGCAGTTAGGATTATTGGCACATATACCACTTGCACCACACAAAATCTTTTGTTCAACATTGTAGCACTTACAACACCTTGCTACATTTACACCGTCAATATAAATCTCTTTATTTTCCATATTTGCCAATCTCCTTTACATAAGGTCTGTACATATTTTCTACATTAATTCTTACTTGCTTTGCTTCTTCAAAGGTTTTATAAGTACCAAAACATTTTACTTTTCCATTAGTCCTCATTAAAACTTGATACCCCCATTTTGTCTTTTTAATTCCCTCTATTCCTCTGCGATTATGTTGGTTTTCTTTATTAGTACAAATTTTTAAATTTTCTTTTCTGTTATCAAGAGTGTTATGGTTTATATGGTCTACCATTTTGCCATTAGGACAATTAACTATAAACCTATGCAATGCTATTGCTTTATTGTTTAAATAAGAATAAGCATAAAAAGATTTTCTATAACGCCTTACGCTCCAAGGGTATTGCATAGCTGTATTAACAAAATCAGTATCAATTATAAACTCTATTGCACCATACTTTTTACTAAATATTTTTAAAATAGTTTGTTCACCTTGTTTGCAATAACTATTTATTCCTTGCCGTTTGTTTTTAATTATTATTTCTTCTGTCATTCTTCTACCTCGTACTTCTTTTTCAAATTTTTTATTTTGTCTTTTAAATTCCAAACTTCTAGTATGTTAGCCATATATCCAGCTATAAAAGTTACTAATAATAAAAAAGGAAATGCTAATATCATTTTTCTACCTCACTCTCTTACCATCTATATATATTTTAAACTCCTTTAATTCTATTTGTGGCTTGGGTTTTTCTATCCATTGAGGAATATATTGTGTACAACTTTCATCTGTTGGTTCGTAAACAAGAATTTCCTTTTTACCGCATAAAGCGCACTCTCTTTCATGCAGATAGTTGCTGTATTTCCAATTATGATTACATTCAGTCATTTATTTATCTCCTTCATCTATATATGTTTCACATAATCCTACATAAAATGCTAAAGATTGTAGGTGGTATATACATAATAAGCGGCGCTAATATAGAATCACCCCTATACCAACCTTCTTTTATTTGCTTTTATAGTTAATAATTTCATTTGTTTATCTCCTCTATATCAAATAGTTGCAATATGTTATCAAAACCGCAGCCTTTTGTGTCGTGTTTATGTATTTCTAATACAGTGATATATTCATTACACTTCTCTATCACCCGCTTTATAACGCAGTCGGTACAATCTGCACATTGTTTTATTACCTTACTATAACAAAGCCGATTACCCATTAAAGTAGGACAATTTAAAACTACATATTTATTACTTGTCATTCCAATATCTCCTTTATCTGCTTACGTTCTTCTTCTGCTAGGTCTTGCCAAAGGTTATTAATAATTCCTGCAAGAGCTTCTGCAAATTCTTTGAAGTCTCCAGAACTATATTCGTAACCAACATAAAAAGCGTATTCAATAACTTTACCTTGTTGAGTAATAGTCCAAGAAAAATCTTCTTGTTCCATTAAAAGTTTGATTAATTCAATCTGTTTCTCTGCGGTGAATGGTGGGGAATATTCTTCTATACCCCCATAAGGAGTAGGTTTCCAATTCTTTTTAATTCCTGCATTCTCATATAATTTAGTTATTTCGCTCATTTAGTTACCTCACTTTCCAGTTTGTCTATAAATGCAATACATTCTCCTATCCCTACGCAAATTTCAGCCCTGTAGCCATTTTGTTTAAAATATTCTAGCCACTCTTTTTGCTCTTTCCTCGGTGAGCCATGAATGGTTTTTATTTCTAAAAACGCAACTTCACCATTTCCAAGCAAAATTGTTAGGTCAAACACCCCTTTCGTAACGCCTTCTTGCGTCATATAATGACGATAACGAGATATTTCTTGACTACTACCATTAAAGACGAAGCCGTTTGGTACAGCCCAGAATTTAAAACCTTTTTTTCTTAAATAATTGCAAACATACTTTTGAACTTCATGCTCACTAATCTTTTTTATTGTCATTATCCAATATCTCCACACTTGTTTGATATTTCCATTCTTTGCAACCACAAATCGCCGCTTTTATACTATTTTGAGTGTATTCACAATGCGAGCGAGTCAATAAAGAGTGCAATCGTTCAATAGAATTTTCACGCCGCCAAGAACGTAAAATAAAGTAGCCAAGAGGTATACAACCGTCAATACACAACTCTATTAGCGTTACAAAGTTACGCGGTTCATAAAAGTTTAGATATTCATAAACCCAGCACACTTGATTTTTATATTCTTTATCAGAATAAAAACGCTTTCTTTTAAAATCGATATTGCAGATTTTACAAATGTCTTCCGATAACTTTGCCATTTCTAATTCTTTTTTATTTATCATTTTATTATTCCTATATTTTTAAAATTCAACCAAGAAATATTAGGGTCTAATGTAAACAATTTCACGCCATACAATAAACAAATTTGTTTTATAAAAGATTTTTCTTCGTTACAAATTTTTTCATCTATAATTTTAGACGTTGATGTACCATCAAAATGTTTAAATTTTTTATTTCCGCTTAAATCAACACCTGCAAGGTAAATTTCCTCAAAGCCACGAAGAATTGCAAAACTAACCGCTATACTTGAAGAAAAATGTCGCCAAGAAATCTCGTTTTCTTTCAAAATTATATCTTCGCCTTTTTGATTATATTTAAAAGTCCACCCTGTATAACGACTTATCCACTCAAATTCAGTAGGCTCATTATACCTTGTTGCCTCGTCTGCCGAAACAAGGTAACTAAAGTTTTTGCAATCGGGATGGGCATAGTTTATAACACATACTGAGTATTCTTGACTGTCGATTTTTTTAAAATCAATATTATTTATAAATGGCGACCGCCCAAGTATAATGATTTTTTTAACCATTTTTGCTTCCCTTTACTAATTTTTTGCGGTTCTTTTTATACCATTGAGCCTGTGAATACAAGAGTTTTGCTTGCAATTCCAAACTTTCCCAAGAGTCAAAGTGTCCGCCATAAACAAAAGTGCCTTCGCCCTTTTCTACATTTGTGATTGACGCTTTTAGAGTCGGTTGCGTTTTTCCTTTTGGACTTTTCATATCAAACCAATTTAACAAAGCCGATACCCACTCGTTCTCATCAATGTTTTTATATTTTTCGCAAAAGTTAGTTTTTGCGTTAGAGTCCGAGATTATTCTTGGTTCGCCTGTGATACTTGATATTGCTATATGCAAATTCTCAAAATACTTTGGTAGGTTAATAGTCATGTTTCGCTCCTTTTTATTGTAAAGTCTAAATCATAGCCTAACAATGCAAATTGCCTTTTGATGTCTAACAAATCCGTTTTAAGCTTTCTGCATTCGTTATCAAATTTTTTCATATTGCGAATTATTCTTTTCATATCTAATTGTGCAAAATCAAGTTTTTCACAATTAGTAAGGTCTTTTTGCGTTATACTCAACATTCTACACCTGCTTTCAGTATTCTTGTTTTCTTAAACAATTCGCCTTCGCCCCTTGTATGTGGCACAACCCAAGTGTAGCCATGCACTTCTCTTTTGCCTTCTCGGTCTTTTCCAATAGTTTTGTTATCAACTTTTCGCCAATGCCCCATGACTTCATAAGCATAAGCAGGTTTTGAGATTATTCTATGCGAGAGTTCGGGATTTCTCTTTTTTAATTCCCTAATACTGCTCAAATAAATCACATCAGACGGTTTGTATTTTATTTTTGTAAATTCGCCATTGACTCTGCCACGCTCTTGAAAACCCTCTGTATTTGATAAATAAGTAATTTTCGTTTTTTCAAAACGATTTAAAACAGAAAATACAGCTTTTATTAGATTTTCTTGACCATGCTTGCAATATGGATTTTCTATATCAAAAGGTTGCATTTCAACGCTTTGAACACCGCCTAATTCAATATTTTTTTCTATATCTTTTTCAAACATTGTAGCATTGAAAATCAAGATGTATCGGTTCGGTTGAACTTCAAGAAGTCCAAAACCATTTAAAAAATGTTTTCCCGATAATTTCATTCCAAGAGGTTTTTCAAAATAATTTGTAACCTTGTCATGTTCTTCGGGCAAAATAATGTCAATCGCTGGATTTAATTCAAACCAACAATTTTTAAAAGGCGGAGCAATTTTTTTGTCGCTTTTTTCTTCCAATTTCAAATCGGGAACATAGAAAAGATTTACGGTTTTTATTTCTTCAAGAACCCATTTTTTTAAAATCTGATAATCTTTTGATTTTAACTTTTCTTTTTGCTCACCAAAATATTTATAGAAAAGCCTTGTGCCTGTTTCACGCACTCTGCCGTCTTGTTCTACATAACGCATACTTTCGTCTGCGAGAATAAAATTTACCGACTCTTGTAATGTTTTCATTTTTTGCTCCTTTTGTATTCATAACATCTTTTTATATAGTTGATGTCTTGTTCAGTAAGTTTATAGTTTAAACATTCGGTACAAGGCAAGTGATGAAATCCGCCGTTAGCCTGTTGTACTCTTTTTATTTGTTTCATAAACTTTCTGCAAGTATTTGTTCGCCAACCTCTGTAATTGCAACGACCACAAATGGCTCTGCCGTCTGTCATTGTTGTATAATAAAGCGTTCCGCTTTCATTTTTTTTATTTAACATATACTCAAAATCTGCTTTGCTCATTTTTTTAACCCTCATAAGCATAATTTTCAGACAACCAAACATGCGTTTGATTTCTCTCAATTATGTATTTACTTAAATTTGTATTGGCAAAATCAGCCAAGAGTCCAGCAAACCATTTTTTAAATTGATTTTCATAACAAAGGTGATTTCTTGCACAATAATCTTTAACTAAAGCAACTGGAATTTTTTTTCTATTGCTTTTTTCTGCTAAACGCTCTTTGATAAAATTACAAATCTTATCATAACTTGTTGTGTCTTTTTGTACAACTTCCATTGTTAATGCCTGCATTTCCTTATAAACATTTACCATATATTGCCAATGATACAATTTGATTTGTTCTTCAAGAGTCCAAGCAGCAAGTACGGTACTAAAAAGCAACAACAAAAATTCTTCGCCCATAGTCAAATTTGCCCCTGCTCCGTTTTTTTCTAACGCATTCTGCCAAAGTTCTTCACTAGCGGGTATTCCACGACCACGATACCATTTTGAATTAGCGTCAAACATGTTTGTAATCGGCATCACAAATCGGTTAAAATCTGTCGGCACTCTTTTTCTGTTTACATTTACTTGGTCTATTGGCGGACAGTTGATATACAAAAGTCTTCGCCCTAAACCAGCCTCTAAAACTTCTTTATATCTTTGTTGCACATTAAAATCTTTTAAAAATTCTGCGGTTGATACAAATATAAAATTCGCTCCTATTCCGTATTGGCTCGTTATTTCTTCTTTTCTTGATGTGCTTGATTGCCCCATAGCACAATAACCGTCAAATAATTGGTTGAGCGATTGCATAAAATCTTTTGCCGATAAAGAGGGATTTTTTCCGCAATATTCTTTAATCATGCGGTCGCCCACCTCGTCAATGGTAAACAAAATATTGTTTACCGAGTATTCTTTCATCATTCCGTAAACTTCACATAAGGCTTTTTGTGTAATTGGGTCGTCAAAGTCGTTCACCGCTTGTCTTCCGTACTTATGGTAAAAGTCCTCTCTCTCTGCAATTTCTTCTTTTGTAAGTGGCAAGGATTTCGCCAAAAGCATACCAATGCGGTGTTTTTCAAAGGCTTTATACCTGCGTTGTCGTTCGTCATTTATGCAAACAAAAATTTGTTTTAAAAATTTTAGGGTTCTTGATTTTCCGCTACCTTTTTGGCAAAGAATTAAACAACCACCATTAAGTCTGATTAGTTGCCCCATTTCGTTTTGATACTTAACATCATAAGTATTCATGCAATACATTATGTATGATAGGACAATTATTTTTATGCAGACTCTCGGTAGGTCAATTCCCCTAACCTTGCATATTTCGTCTGTTATTTCGTCTATAAGTTCTAAACTCGCCATTCTCTTATTATACCATTATTTTTGATAGCATTTGCACAAAGTTTATGCAAATTGCAACTCACATTCTAACCCTGCCATATTAGACAGTTTAACGATTTTCTCTATTTTTTTTCTTTCAATGATAGAGTCCATTTTGCGTGGTATAGTGATTTTTTTACAACCTTTTGAGCAAACACCGACCACAAACATTTTTACAAGCAATTCATAATCATTACAAAAATAGAGAAGTCTTAAAGACAACACATTGATTATGTTTGCCGTTTCGCTTGTTTTTTGCTCTTTGTAATACATTGGCACACGATTTTGGCTTAAAACATTACAAACAGTTCTTCTGCTCACACCGCACTTTTCGGCGATTTTATTTTGAGTTAAACCCTCTTGATGTAATTGTAGTATTTCATTTTCCGTTTTTGTACTAATTTTTTTGCCCATGATTTTTGCCCTTTTCTTTACACTATATCACAAAATTTGATTATTGCAAATTTTTATTTTATCGGTGGCAACGGCGGTAACTCAACGATTTCAAATTCCACCTCGCCTGTTTTTTCTTCATTATTAACCGTGCATATATCGGGCGGACATAACATTTTTTCTTCTTTAATTTTATTTTCTTTGTATTTTGCGACCGCCAATTTTATGCTGTCATTTATTGCAATATTCACCTGTGTAATAACACTAATAAGGATTATCACGATTATTGCTTGTTTGTTCATTTTTATACTCCATAATTTTTTAAAAAATTAGCATTGTTTTCATAAATATGTTGACAATGAAATTTCAAATTATCACTATATTTTTTTATTCGCTCTTTTGTATATTCAGAGGCAGTACAGTCTTTCAGCGTAATCATTAATTCGTTATTTTTATCACTTAAATTATAAAGAACAGATTTAATATCATTCCATTCTCCTATGTCTAGTACATCATTTAATGTTGCGTCGATTTCATTATAAATGTAGATTTTCATTTTTCCTTTTCCTTTTATTTAATTAATTGTCTAATAATCGTCAATTTATCTTTCATTTTTTCACCGCCTTAATTTCTTGGTATTACTTGCACTATATCAACCGTTTTTAATTTTTCTTTTATAAGTTCTTTTAACTCATATAATTCGCTTTTTTCTTCGGGCGAAAGATAAGCCGTTGTGTATGGTCTGCCGTCTAAATCCGCTATATCGGTTATTTCTTCATCAAACAAATCAAATAAACTTTCATTCTTCGGACTAATCATTAAATAGACTTTTGTTTTTGGTTCGCTAAAAGAATAAAGCAGGTCTATTTCTTTTTTATTGCCCTTTATTTGCGACTCGGTATAATCATGCACGATTTTATTTATTCGGTTCAGCAATTTTGTTTTCATGCCTTCGGTTGTACGATATACCATAAAATCAGCCGTATGGATTATTTTATTTGTACCTTTTTCAATAGCCCTTATGTCAAAACTTCTTGCATGAGGGATAATCACAAAGTCAATATCCCTTGTAAAGATTTCAACCGTTTTTGCCATTCTCATAGATACTTCTTGAAAGTTTAAAATCCGATTTTTTATTGATTTTATTTCTTGATAAAATTTTTCTTGTAAAGTTGTCATTTTTCACCGCCTTTTTAGTTTAAATCCGCCGTTTGATATTCACCGTTTTTTATTTTTTTGTCCGTATCTTTTAAAGTTTCATTCAGAAAATAATTACGGTGTTTGCCTGTGCTTACAGAGTAATTGTAGTATCTTAAATCAATTATAACCTCTTGCCCTTTTCTCATAGCAATAGTGGTATTGTGAGATTTTAAGATATTCCAACCGTTTGACAGATGAACGATAACGCAATTTGTAAACGGTGTGGATATTCTACAATTTATCATGTCCATTAAATTTTCTTTTTCAGAGTCCTTCAAGGTGTCCGATTTTTCATTTTCAGTAATTTCTAAATCATCACAACCAATCTCATGCATGCTATGTTCAAAATTTTGTAAAACATTTTCGTAATCGTTATAATCGGTTTTTTTAATAGAAAATTCAATTTTTATTTTTAATTCATCATTCATTTTTTTTTACTCCTTTTTAGTATTTGTCAGAGTCCATTTTTAACCTTGCAATTAGCATATTAAGGTTTTCTATTTGCTCTTGGTGTAGTTTTATTTGTTCGTTTGCCATGTCTATTGCCTGTTGAATATGAGGGGGCAACGGTTTTTCTTGTGCCTGTTTTTTTAGTTTGAGTCTTTTTAAATAGTATTCCTTATTCATTTTCAACCCCCTTTAATAAATCAGCCATGCCCTCTTGTGCCTTATCAAGAGTATTTGAAACATCTTTTATTTTTGAAAACGCATTGTCAAAGTCATTTAAAACCTTTTGTGCGTGTTGTTCGGCTTGGATTTCTTCTGCGGTTTTTTCTCTTGGTTCGGGATTTTCAATAGGTGTTTCGGCAATTTTTATTTTTTCTAATAATTCATTGTCAAACACTATCGGCAATTCTTTATCTTCTGAAAAACATCTACCGCCCCCAACACAAGAGAAAACGGCATTTTGTTTAAAATCGTCTATTGACTCAAAATAAACATCATCATTTCTGTAATTATTTTCATTGATAAAGTCTATCATTTCTTGTAGTTTTTCTTCGGGCATAGACTCATAAAGTCTTTTTAATTCTTGTTTAAGATAATTAAAACATGATGTGTCTTGTCCTACAAAGTCTTTGCCGTCTGCCAATTCTTCATCAACAACATTTTCAAGCCATTCGGTCAGTCCGTCAGTCGTATGTCCGCCGTGTACGCATTCTCGCCATAAATCCTCATATCCATAGTCGCCGTCTTTTACAAGTTCATTTATGCGGTCTGCTTTTTCTTTATTCAGCACCTCAAAAATAAAACCTATTGCACCCTTAAAGTTGTCAGAGTATTTGAATAAGTCATCACACATGACTATTTCACCGTATTTGTTGATTCCGACTAATTGTTTGATTTTTTCTTCTTGTCTTGTCATAGTTTGCTCCTTTTTTTTATTTATTGTAGTAATGTATCTATCTAATAATATTATATCAAAAAACTTGATATAATACAACCCTTTTATTAAAATTTATTAAATTTTTAGTGATAATGCCATTTGCCTTATTCTTTCGGCATTTTGCATGACTTTTTCTTCGGGTGACAATTCAAGCACCATTTCAATTAAATCATATACCGCCATTTTAAGAGTGTTAAAGGTTTGCTCTTTGCGTCTTTGCTTGCCGTACTCGGTTAATTCCCTTTGTCTGTAACGACTTCTTGCAAGTTCAAGTTCAGACTCTAATTTTGCAATTTTTTCTTCGGGTGTGATTTTTTGTTCAGTGATTTTTTTTCTTGCCATTTTGTTTACCTCATTTCTTTTTTTTAACTTAATTTATTTTTTGTTCCTTTTGTATAATAATATTATTTTTTATATACACCATTCCAACCGATATATTGTATATCTACCCTCACAAAATCCATAAATAAGCAAGTTTTTATCAAGGTTATATTGCTTTACGGTTTGTTTAAGTAGTTTTTTGTTTGGTATAAATAATCCTTTTGTAACATCGCCAAAAATATTGTTATTTTCTTTAAATGATATAATATAACTAGCTTTATTAATTTTTTTATTGGACTCCATAATTACAGAATTTTTTGAAGCATTTACAAATTGCATTTTTATTCTCCTATTTTTTTTATTGTAGTAACATATTTTTATTGTAATTTATCAAAATTTATAACATTATTTATAAAACATTCCATTTGTATTAAATCATACGGAAACCTGTTACACTTACCTGAATAAGTATTGCATTTTATAACTTTGTTTATTTTGTTTAATACATCACAATTAGTAAATCTAGTGTATATAGCATAAAACTTACATTTTTTAGTCGGTAATTCAATTTTTATATACCAATCAGTATTAAGATTTTTTAATTCTATTTTATAATCGTATATAACAGAATAAAAATTTTTGTTATCTTTATTTGTTTCTTTTATATCGTATTTACTTAATAGTTCTTTAATTTGTTCATTCATTTTTGCAATTCTCCTATTTTGTAACAACATTATGTAAAATTTTCTTTAATAAAATTATTATATTCTTTTATAGTTATTCCTTTTTTAATATCATAATTTTTAACTACATTTTTATACCAACTATACAATTTTTTATATTCTTTAAAATTGTTACGTTGTCTATTTTTAAATTTACTTTGTAAATCATTTAAAAAATAAAGATACAAAAAATCATTTTTATAATTAATTGTAGTAAGTTTTTTAAAAGATTTTAAAGTCTTAATGGTTTGGATAATATCATTTTTTAATATTTTTCTAGCAAATTCTTTGAATGTCATCAGATACATTTTTTAATACTCCTTATTATTCAACTATTACATCATCTAGTAAACTATATTTTATCAATTCATCATCGTCAATATAAAAATTAATTAATGGCATACAATCAATAGTATATAAAAAATTGTTATTGCCGCATTCTGAAAATAAAAATCCATATTGATTAGCTAATAACTTTAAAAGATTTAAAGTTTCATCTATGCTTTTTTGATTTTTTAAAATGTTAACAAATTTTTCTAATAAACAATTATTAATTACAAATTTTTCAGTCATGCCAATCCTCCTATTGTAAGATATATTCTATATTGTAATTTTTGCTAATAATTTTATTTTCTTTTATCATGTCACTTGTTAAATTGTCACCATACATTCTTTTAACTTCTCCCATGTTATTTATATATTCAAAATAATAATCTTTACTTCTTATATATAAAATACCCTCCATGAATTTTTTTAAATTATCATTATGCAATCTTACTTCAAAAAATTGTTTGCATTCTTTGGTAATAATATAAAGAAAATTATCTTTAATATAATGATTTAAAATTGTAAAATCTTTATATTGACTCAAAATATCGTTAATATATTTAACATCATTTATATAAGCATCATGTATATATATTTTATTTTTAGTCATAAAATTATTATTATATAATTCATACTCTATTATATTCCCATGTTGAATTTTATTTAAAATAACAAAATTAGGGTAAAGTTGCTTGTATTGGTTTTCAAAGTTTTTAATTATATCATCATTTGATATAAAATCTTTATCATGCCTAATAGCTTTTACTTGTTTAAGTTGTCTTAATTCTTTTAAATTCATTTTAAATGCTCCTTTTAATTTAATTGTAGTAACTTTTAAGGCGGTTCTAAAATGCCCTATATATGCATGCCGTTTGGAGTCGGCATACGATATAAAACATCAAGCAATTTTGATTTTGTAAGATAAGCATGTCATGATAATTTCATGCCGTTTATTTTCGCATAAATAAATGTTTTGAGCGGTTTTTTCGCTGATTTCGTTATCTTTTTGTAAACTATCAATAAAGCATGTAAAATTAAGTTTTGTTTTTATCTTGTCATCTTGCCATGCTTTTTTGGTTTCATAATCACAAATAAATTTTTTAATGTATTGTAAATCTGTCTTAATGCTCATTTTTGCCCCCTTTTATATCTCAATATTGTAAACTTTTTGCATGTGTTCTTTTAATAAAGAATAACTTGCAGTTATACCTACCCAATTTTGCATGGATGTCCTTGCTATACTTCTTTTTAAATAGTCAATACATACATCTTTTTGAGTAATGTTTTTTGCGTTTTGTTTTAACTGTTTAACATTTATCATATTTTTACTCCTATAATTAAATTGTAGTAACTTTTAAGGCGGTTCTAAAATGCCCTATATATGCATGCCGATATTGTCGGCATGACAATATAAAATATTAAGATACTTTTAATTTATATGATAAACAAGTCAAAATTATTGAACCTTTTTTATTTTGGTATATATAAGCATTTTGGCATGTTTTTTCTGATATATACCCCTCTTTTAATAAATCATCACATAAAAAACTAATATTCATTTTTAACTTGATTTTATCATCATGCCATGCCTGTTTTATTTGCTCACCATAAGGCATGCCCAATTTTAAAAAGTCCTTAATTGTCTGTAAATCGTTTTTAATTGTCATTTTTTACCCCCTTTTATATGTTTTGTGTTACTTCTTTTAAAAAATCGGCTTGTAAATCTGCAATTTTTGCATGTAATTCTTTATAATTGCCCCCGATAAAATGAGCCTTTTTTAAATCACTTGCCATGCGGTCATATTTTGATATTATTTCGGAGTCAACATCATGCCCGAACATGCCCCGATAACCTCTTAATATTACATAACCGCCCAAAAAATATGCGTCATAATTCCAACCATATACCCCGCATGTATATGCATGCATGTCATGTTCAGAAAATAAATTTTGCCCCATGCCGTCTGGAATTATCAAAGCATGGTTAAGTCCGTAACGGTTTTTTAATTCTTTTGTAGTTGTTTTGATTTTCATTTTAAATGCTCCTATCTGTTTAAATTGTAGTAACTTTTAAGGCGGTTATAAAATGCCCTATATATGCATGCCCGATTAAAGCAGGGCATGACAATATAAAACATTTTAAGCAGGTAGAAAATACTTTTTGCGTGTTTGGGTGTCAAAATTAGAATAAACAAAAATAATATCATACAATTTTAAAAAGGCTTGATATAATGCCCTTTTTTGAATGTCTAACAACTCAACCCCATAAACCATGCTTGAATTTGCGAACTTTTTACAAGCCCATGCAGGTGATAACCTTTTTAAAATATCCTCATTATAACAAAGACTTGCACCGCCCCATGAATATTCATGCCAATTTTTAGCACCATTCAAAAGTAATTTTTCAAAATCGGCTTTATTTTGGCATGCTTGCAATTTTGCCATGTCTAAATCCTCAATAAAATCATGCATATATGCTTTTAATCCTTTATTCCATGCCGATTTTCTTAATTTTAGGCGGTCAATATCTGCAATAATGCATGATTTTAATAAGCCCCCGAACATCATGCCCGAAACGGTCATGCGGTTTTGTGCGTTTTGTGTTTGTGTCATTTTAAATGCTCCTATATTTTAAAATTGTAGTAACTCGGGGGAATATTGCATGCCCCTTTAATTATATTATGACATATCTAATAACATTTTTAAAGTATTTGTAAAGATATGTTAGGATAAAATTTAATCAAGCGGTATGCCCTCAATGATACATATTTGCAGATTTAAAAAATCCTCTTGTAGTTGCGTTATTTGGTTATATTGCCATAAAATAACCCCTAACAATAAAAGAATAATAAAGAATAGAATGTTTTGTTTTGTCATTGTTCATGCTCCTTTGTTTTGTATATTGTTATCTTATAACTAATTATAAAATATGACATCATACTTTTGATGTATTTTGTTAATAGATGTATTAAAAGCCTTATATATTACCTATTTACAACTTTTTAAAGCCTGTATTATGCAATTTTACAAAACTTTTACAGTTTTTGATATGCTTATAATCCTTTTATAGTCTATGTTTGAGCATAAAACTATATATTTTTGCATTTTAAAAAGAAAAAAATTCTTTTTAAAGTTCTTAAAGAGTCCTATTTTTAAAATACTTTTATATTAAAATATGTACTTTTGTACTAAAACATAGATAAATAAAGGACTTGCACCCTGTCAAAACCTGAAAAGTTCTGTAAAATCAATACATTCAGCCATTAAAAGCCTGTAAACAGGCACTATGCAAGGCTTTGAGCAGATACGCAAAAAATAAATGTTGTTAAAATCCTCAAATATTGCAGGATTTACGACAAAATTACACCAAAAAAGCAAGGACAAAAACGCATAAAAGCATAAAGCCTTGTAAATAGTACAATGCAGGCATACCGATAGCCGCAAAAGCAGCAGCAGTAAGCATTACAGTCATGCAAGCAGCCTCAAAAGCACTCATATCAACGCATACAGGCAATAAAGCACGGTAACAAAAAGATACTAAAAAAGCAAAAACACAACGGCTGAAAGCCTTATGTAGCAAGGCTTTGAGGCTTGTCCTCTCAGATTGACCGTTAAGGCTAATAAAATAAAATCTATGATATAAGTATCATAAAAATAAATTAAAGCCCCTTATTACATAATAAACATTATTGAACCCTATCGAAACGATATATAAAAATAGGCTCGAATCGTTACTATATAAACATCACATAACAATATAAAATATGTATCGAAACGATACATATTAACTGAAACTATTACTATGATTGGATTAGACACCCCCCCCACCCCTGAAATTCCTGTAAAATCAAGCCTAAAAACCCCGATAGTACCCCTAGAAAAATTTTTCAAATTTCAAATCTTTTTACTAACTTCTTACTAAAATCTTACCAACTTCTTACCAACAAATTAACAAAACATTACTAATAATTACAAAAAATTCTGTAAAAAATACCTAAAAATTACCAAAAATTCTTGCAAATATTAACAAATTTTTATTAAAAATTAACAAAAAATGTTGACAAATTACCAAAATTTTGATACGATATTCCCAACGGTTACTAACCGATTACCAAAAAATTACATTATTGTTATTAGACGTAGTATAAAAATGAGGGTAAAAATGAAAGATTTGAGCAAAAAATTAAATATACAAGACGTGACTTATATAGAAAATATGTGTGCTGATTTGGTTAAATCGCTCGCAATTTGTCTAAAATATGGCGAGGATTATGTTTATCAAAGCCCAGAACGAGCAAGATTTAAACGTTTGAGGATTGAACTCGGCAAAAAGTTAATGGAAATTCAAAAGAAAATATATTAAGGAGCAAAAGATTATGAAAAATGTATTAGGATTACTGATTTTACCCCTAATCATTCCTGTTTTGGTTATAGGTTTGATACTATGGCAAGTAAAGGCTTTAAGGGGGTAAGAATGAAAAAGATGACAGTGATTAGGCAAATGTCCTTCGGGCAATATATACAGGCTCGCTGGGCTTTGGAAAACCCAGAGCAATACAAGGCTGGGCTTATGCTTGATGTATCTATATACAAACAAGAACAATTAGATGTGACCGACAAAAGAAGGTTCTATGTTACACAAGACCAACGCAACCTGCTTGATGATTTTTGCAATAGGTTCGTGGTTAAAAATAAAACAAAAGAGCTTCTGGCGACTCTTGAAAAAGACCCTCGCTATGTGGCTAGACCCGAAGGTTCTACTTTTAGATTTAAGGAAGATGACCGTGTTGCACCAATTGCGGCAAATCCTATTACGACTACCAATCCGACAACACCAACCCCTATGAGTAAAAATGATATTGAAGAGGCTCGTAAGGGTATTGACGGCAATAAACCAGTCTATCCTGTTTATTCTGATATGGAGCGTTGGTCACTTGCTTTACAATTAGATAAGACCAAGCTGGATAATGATTGGGTTATAAGTAATTATAATGAATTTTTAAAGACCGCAAATATGTCTGATTATTTGTTTATTAAGAATATGAATGAAATTACTAGTACAATGGATAAAATTGACTGGCGAGTCCTGTTTTATATGCTTGAAACAGGCAAGATTAGTAGTTGCGAGGCTAAGCTCATTATTGAACACTTTGGAGCAACAGGTTTTTCAGATAAAGTGCCTCGTGATTTTATGTATCTTGGCATACCAGATTTCTATAAAGACGACAGTACAATAGTTGCGGCTATGATTAAAGCGGAAGATTATAGTTGCAAGTATGAGTTAGCCCTGCAAGACCCAGAACCGACCAGCGAGGATATTCTCAAAAGGTTCAAAGAATACGCTTTACGCAACAAATTTACTAAAATTTTAAACCAAGACCTTTTCTCTGACCCGATTACAGACCAGATTAAAAGCATTAAAGGCAAAAAGGTTGTGTTGCAGAGCGAAGAACAAGACGACCCTTATACCAATGAGTACACCTATGTTGACCAAAATATGATGATAAACGACTTCATCTGTTTTGAAAAGGCATTTAAACTTGACCCGAACAAAGTTTATGATGTGTTCGGTACGAAAATGTCTATCAATGGCTACATTGAGCAACTTTATCAAGAATATCCGCACGGATTTAATGATGACTTCTATCGCACTCGTATAGAGGCTTACAACGCTGGTGCGGCTCAAATTTGCGATTTATAAAAATATATATTAGTATGAATAGAGAGGTTTATTATGACAAATACAATGACTCAAATAAAATGCGTATATGATTTATTGAATAATAATAAAGTATTCTTTGGTAAATATGTCAATTATGCTGACGGCTATTGGGGTTTAGACGATAATGATAACGATTATCAATTAGATACAAGATTGTTTAATTGTCTTGATGAGAATGTCAGACTCTTTAATTTCCGATATAGTTCAAGAGGCGGCAAAAGGCACTATTACATAGAACCGAATGATATTAAAAGATTTGCATACTATGACAAATTTCTGCTTGATTTAATGCACATTATGGCTGGCAAAACCTTCAAAACCCTGTCACAGTTAGTGTCACATTGTATTGACCACAATTTTACTTGCGTGACATCAAAAGTTCGCTTTCCGCTTGGTTTTCAAGGTCGCTATGATGACATTATGTGTGTGATTATCAGAGGCAGAGGCAGACATCAAGACCATAGTGTCTTTATTCCTTATTGGGGGCATTCACCAAGCGTATTACAACACAATAGAATGTTTAAAAATCTGGTGCGTATATTTATATTGTTATATAGACCCGACCTTGACTATCCTTACAGTTTTGAAGGCGACAAACGCGGTTTTGAAAAGATTTTGACTAATCTGTATTTAAGAATTTGTGAGGATTTTCAAAATGAGTAATGAAAACAGAAGTGACGAACAATGGCTGCAACATGCCGAAGACAAGTTGTGGGAAATGATTGAGGGTGCGGAAATTACCCAAGAAAAGTTAGACAAAGACGGTTGCGTACACGAATTGAGGGCAAAATTACCGCCGAATGTTGACGCAATTAAGTTCGCTCTTAAAAACCGCTCAAAAGGCAAATGGGCTGATAAAACAGAGGTCACAAATACTCAAATCAATGTCAACCTTACCGCCTCTTACAATGAGGTTAAAGAGATTATGGCTCGCAAAAAAGCCAAAATCCAAGAGCAACAACACTTACAAAGTTTACCAATTATTGAAGGGGAAATCGTAAATGAAAGCGAAACCAACGGCGATACAATATAATATGTGTCTGCATTTATGCCAGATTTTAAACCAGAATGGCGGTCGTCTTGCGTGTGATGAGGCTATGTATTACAACTTTTTAGACGCTTACAGAGTCACACATGAGGCTATGTTAAAAGCTATTCAGGTCTGCAATCCGTTGTTTCGTGAATGCCGATACCCTTACATACACATTAGGTCTGAAAAGGAAAGCGGTCACGCTGACGGTGAGTTCTATCTTACAAAGAGTGGTCTTGATTGGGCTAAAAACCTACCTGCGAGCGACTTCCCTGCTTATGCGGAATTGCCAAAAGAAGAAAAACCGCCAATTAGTCGTGAAGAATTGCATGCCGCATTTAATCCAGAACCGCCAAAGCCTAAAAAAGAAAAGCCGACATGGACAAAAGAAGAAGTAATACATCTCATGACTAATGAGGCTCACATTGTCGGTCGTATGCTTGGCACAGGTTATGACCTGCTTGAAGAAATCCATAGCACTTGGATTAACAACTGGATTTTAAACCCTTATGATTTAAGGGTTTCGATACACCAAGCCCACCGTGACTCGTACAAGACAACCTGTTTGAGGTTATTTATTGCTGAAATGATGTTATTACAACCGCTTACAACCATTGTGCTTTTGCGTAAATCGGAAGACGCAGTAAAAGAAGTTGTAAACGGTGTAAGTAAAATTCTTGATACACCTTTGTTTCAAACATTTGCGGCAATTCTTTACCCAGATGTCGGACTCAAAGGCGGACTCAAAAAGACAACAGACACGGCTCTTGCAATAGATACAAACCTAAACACCTCTTTATCTGGTGAATTTCAATTAAGGGCATTGGGTCTTGGCTCACCGTTGACAGGTAAACACGCTAAAATCATTATTACAGACGATATTGTTACCACAGACGACCGTGAGAGTGAGGCAGAGCGTAAAAATACGATTGCCAAGTATCAAGAGTTGATGAATGTCCTGTCAAATAATAAAGGTTTTAGTGATACCCGAATTATCAATATCGGTACACCGTGGCATGAGGAAGACGCTTTTAAACTTATGGAGCGTGGTCTTAAACCAAAGAATGATAATTATAAGCATTATGAAGAAATGCTGGAAGACCCAAAATTTTCGGAAAAAAGAAAAGCCCATTTTAGGGAAATGATACGAAAACTTGATATGCAGAGGGGTAAATCAGTTTATAATTGTTATCAGACAGGCTTGATGACAGAGGAAGACATTGAGTGGAAAAAACAAGTATTGAATGATGATGTGCTTTTTGCCGCAAACTACTTATTGTCTTTGGTGTCTGATGACGAAAAACCGTTTAAGCGTATAAACAATGTCGGAAACTACTCTCTATCATTCTTTGAGGATTGTTGGGAAGTTATCGGGCATATAGATTGTGCTTATGGCGGTGATGATAGCACTTCTCTATCTATTGGCGGATTTGATTATGATAATTTCAATACCGTTGTTTATGGAAGACGCTGGGATAAAATACCGATAGATAAGAATTATCTTGAAGTCGCAGAAATCCTCTGGTCTTGTGGTTGCACAAAGTTATGGCTTGAAAAGAACGCAGACAAAGGGCTTATGGGTGACAAATTTAGAGAATTAGGCTTTGATGTGGAAAGTTACCACGAAAGCATGAATAAACATACAAAGATTGTTAGTACGATACGACCGTTTTGGCGAGAGAGCGGTAATGAGGTCTTGCCGTGTGTGCAATTTGTTGAAGAAACTGACGAAAACTATTTGTCGCAGATTTATGACTACAAAAAGGGTGTAGCCCATGACGATTGCCCCGACAATTTGGCATGCCTCTTAATTAAAGCCAAGTTTGGAAATTTGGCAGTTAGGGTCACATAAAATGAAGAAAAAGCGTAAAAATCAACCTAAAAAGAGCAACAAAGGAAAAACATGGAATTGGTCAAACAATCCTCACGGTGTTATTAAAACAGGGGATAGGTGGACTCTGCTTGCGGCTGAATGCTATATTAGAAAAGAGTGTTACGGTTGCATTTATTGGCGATATTGCAAGCAAAATTCTTACGAGGATTATCCGATTATGAGACGGGTCGTAAGAGAGTTATATCGCAAGTTTGGAATGCCGCCAAAGAACCTACTTGACACCGCAAAGGAATATTATTATAATAATTATCAATAGTGGCAGACGAGGCTATGGCTACCGAAAGTCATCTTTGAATGAAAGTCGGACTATCCTAAAAGAGTCTGCCCCATGAGTCGCTTAATCTAATAAACAGGGTATCTTAACCTCTTTCCACAAGCCAATAGCATGCGTTGGTAAGAGTCTTATAGGTTACGAGTGTCGCTCACTCAATAGACTCAAAGATAAACTATGATTAAGTCTGCGTAAGCCCTACGCAACAACAATCTGGGTCGCTCCCAGATAACAGGGCAAATTAAATTGTTGAAATAAAAATTAAAATCGGGTATTATCAATAACAAAGGGGGAAATTCTATGTCCTTTGTTAGTAGAGTAATGAGCCACATGGGCTTTAAAAAGCAAATGGAAGACGCAAGCGAGGCGAGTGCTTGCGGTGGCGAAGTATATATCAAAGACGGTCAGATTGTCGGAAATCCTTATGCTGAATTTTGTAGCACTAAACAGACTTTAACCGACACCGAACTTGCGAGAGCATACGAAAAGGTTGCATGTATTGCGACCAGCGTTGATTTGATTTCTAACAATTTTCAAATGATAGAGCCTGTTATATATAACGACTCTAAAAGAGAATTTGTAGAAATGCCGAGCGACCGCAAGATAAAAAACTTTTTAAAACTTTTACGCAAACCAAACGCTACCGATAGCCGCTCAAAATTCTTTGACAAAGCGGTTAAAAGTTATATCGTATATGGTGTTGCGTATTTTGCATTTACCATATTAAATAATGAAATTACATCAATGAGAGTGCTTGATAACGGTAATGTTAGCATGCTTGAGGATGTTGTAAATAACCGTATCGGCTCTTATTTGGTTACAAATTCTGGCGGATATACAGGTCAATATGAGTTCAACGGCACATATTACGCAAAAGACGGCGAAAGTTCAATGATTATTGCTCCTTTTGTTAATCCTTCAACAGAATGCTCATATATGCCAGCCTCTTTGCTTTTGGGCGCTGGTCTTGAAACTTTAATGTATTGGTATGGTTGTTTTCACAATAAATCGTTACTTCAAAATGGGGCAAGACCTTCTATGGTCTTCTTAATCAAGAGTCTTTTAAATCCGAAACACCGTGAGCAATTACGAAACGAAATTAGAATTAAGCATGGCGGTGCTGGCAACGCTGGAAGTGCTATAATTATTGACGGTGCGGCAGATAAAGATGTCAAACAGTTTTCACAAAATAACAAAGATATGGAATTTTCAACCGTATTAAAAGCGGCGGAAGACGCTATTTATAAACGACTCGGTGTAAATTGGGTGCTTGGCGAAAAGGTTACAACAAAGGATTTGCAAACAGGGCGAGAAATGATGTATGACAACACCATTTGCCCTTTGTTTAATGCGGTTTATAACCATTTATTTGATGTGTGCAAGTATTTTTCAATGGGTTTAACCGATTATAGCGTTTTCTATCTTGAACAAGATGTGCCAGCATTGGAAAGCCGCTTTTTAAAGAAAATGAAAGACCTGCCGAGTTTGGGAATATTTACAATTCGTGAACGTAGGGCTATGTATAATTATCAACCTCTTGGTGACATGCGTGATGACGAACTGACTGTACAAACAGTTCAAGTTAATCAAACAGGCAAAGACGGCAAAGAAAATACAACAACTTTCTCTGGTGATAATAAGGGCGAAGGTCAAGCGGCAAGCGAGGAAGACGAAGAATAAAAGTAAATTGTTGCAAAAATAAAAAGTATAGTTTATTATTAAAATCAAAGAGGGTAAAATTATGGCGGATAAAATTGACGCAAAGCGCATATTTTTAAAACTTGAAAGAGTCAATGAAAACGAAGTTAAATTAGAATTTGACTTTGAGCGTGATGACGAAAAGAATGTCTATATCATGGGCATAGCAAGCACACCAGACATTAATAGTGCTGGTTTTATTATGGAAAATAAAGCTGTATTTGACGCTTGGCTTGATTGCAAGAAATCTGGTAAAAATATTGCAGTTTACGAAAAACACGACATGCCGATAGGTAAGGTTGTGGCTTGTGAAGAAATGGGCGGAAAAATCTTAATCGTTATGGAAATTCCAAAAAGCGGAAACGAAAGATTTTTGGCGGTTTATGAACAAGGTATTTATGTCGGTTTATCAGTTGGGGGTTGGACTCTTGACGGTGAGTGGATTGACGACATATTTCATGTTACTGAATTTGAGTGGTACGAAGTGTCTGTCACCGACATACCTGCCAATGAAAATGCTCTCTTGCTTGAATTTGCAAATAGCAAAAAAGAACCTCAAAAGGAAATTAAACAAGAGGCAAGCAGGGGAATTTCTGACAAAGAAATCGGTATTGCACTTGAAAATATTACAAACAGAATAAGGGGGATAAACTAATGAAATCAGAAGACAAAAACAGACTTTTCAAGGTTGCACTTGAAGGTACACCGTCAAACCAAGACGGAAAACAAGACCCTGCTGGCAACAATGTTGATTTAACAAAGTTAGAGAAAGATATTGTATCAGCAGTTGAAACAAAGTTAGAAGAAAAAACCAACTCTATGAAAGACGGTTTGAAATCTGACTTAAAAGACGGTTTAAAAACCGAACTTGAAACAATGATTACTGAAAAGATTGACCAAGCAAAAAAAGAAATGGTTGAACTTTCAAAATCAAACAAACAATCTGCTGATGACGCAACAGAGATTGAAAAAATCCAATTACAAAAATTAAATTCTTGCGTTAAAGACGGTGCTGAAAAGGTTACACTTCAACAGTATAGAGAATATATGGATAAGTTAAACCTTCAAGTACGCACGGCTTTAAGAGGCGGAAAGATTGAACTTGACGCAACAATCGCTGGCTTTGCTGGCTTTGATGACGCAAGAGGCGGAGCATTGATAATCCCAGAAGTGGATAAAACAATCCGCCAAGACTTTGTGGACTATGACGAAGGTTTGATGAACTCAATCACTTTTGAACCTGCTATGTCAAGAACAAAAAGATGTGTTGTTGATGTTGTTGAACCAGACGAAAACACACAGGCTACAAAGGAAACTTTGGAAAAAATCGGCTACACTCTTGATGACGGTTGCTTTGTATCTGCTACACTGAACCTTAAAGACTATGATAGCCCAGCGAGAATTACTTACGACCAGATTGAAGACGAGGCTTTTAGAATTGAGCCTTATATCAACGGCAAATTAGTTCAAGGTTCACGCAGAAAAGTAGCGAAAGACCTTTGGATTGGTAATTCTGCTGATAAAATCAAAGGTATTATCAATTATCCGAAAGGTAACAAATACGGTCAAGTTGCAGTTAAGCATGTTGCTACATCTGGCACAATCACAATGACTGATATTATGAACCTTTGTATTGCTAACAAGAATAAAGGTGTTTTATTCATTGACAGAGCAACTTGGGGTACACTGATAACAGAAAAAGACGAAAACGGCAGATACTTATTTGAATTAGGCTCTGTTGCACAAGGGGCAGGTACACAACCGTTCCATGTTGACGCAGTTGTACCTCTTTTGAATGTTCCTGTTGTTTTTGATGACGCTTTTATTTTACCAGAAATGGTTGCGGCTAACATCAAGGCGGCTATTTTACCACCTTCTGCTATCGCTGGTTACAAAAGACCTGTTGCAAGATTTATGGTAAAAGACCACTTAAAGAACAGAGATATGCTATTGACAGAACGCTATGACGCAGTTCTTACTCAATTCAAGTATGTTAAACTTCTTTCTGGGGTTGCAGAATAATTGGGATAGAGATTTGGGGTGGGTTCGCCCACCTCTCTTTCAATCAGAGTAATACTTTAAATAATATAAGGGGAAACGAAAATGAAACTAATTGACAAATTACAACCTATCTCTGCAATATCAAATGTTGCAACAGTAGGCTACCAAACCCTTTTCGCAGTATTCACAAATGGTGCGTCTGGGGCAAGCAACTACACAGGTACAAAAGCAGAGGCAGACGCTATCAAAGCCGCTTTGGTAATCAAATTGGCTGAAACTTCAAGTGATGAAGGTTATGACGCTGATAAACAGTATTTATCTGTAAGAACTATTGCAGGTACAAAAATGTTTATTGCTGAATTATCTTTATCTGATGTATTAGTTAAGAGCATGACACTTACAGACGCTACTCTTGCAAGTGCATTCTTGACTTTACCGTCACAAAGCGAAGTGTAGTATAGAGTAGGGAAGGTGAGGTAAGAAATGAAAATTAAACTAAACACAGACCAACACTATATTGCGGCAGACGGCGGTATACACTTTGGCAAAAAGGGCGAAGTTGTTAATATTGACCCTCTTTTCGCAAAACTTATTAGAGATAAATTTTCAATAGTTAAAAACGAAGAAGAAGACGAAGGCGGCAAGCCCGAAAAATCACTTGACAAAATGAATAAGGCTGAATTGACGGCTAAGATTAAAGAGTTAGGGATTGATATTACTGACGAAGAAATTGAGGCTATGACAAAGGCAGAACTTATAAAAATTATTGTCAATGCTCAAAACGCATAGTGCATTTTATTAACATAGTATGTTTTAACATGATGAAAGCCTTGCCTATTATTTATAAGGCAAGGCTTTTTTAAAAAAGGATTAAAAAATGAATTACTTGGCAAGAGTCAAACGCTCAAATGATTATGATTTAATAGTAAATAGTTTATATGAAACTATTATAGACGAAGAAACAGAGGAAGTTAAGCAACGACCAATTTCTGATATAGACGGTACAACAGCTTTATTAACCACAGATGGTACAAGCTGGGAATTGCTTGACGGTGATTGGCATAGGATAGACGAGGCGATAGATAAACTAATACAATATAGCCTTTATCCTTTTATAATGCAAGTTTGCGACTCTATCCATACTCATTTTATTAGATGTGACAAATCTCAAAAATTCAAAGAGGCTTTATTGAGTCACAATAGCGAAAATGAAACGGTTACAATTAGCAATCTTGGCGAAGAAACACCCTTTGTGCAAGCTAATGACTTTGTTTATATTGAAACCGAATTGCAAATGTTATTAACACAGATATTAGAAAATTCTAACAATGGGCTGATTTATGACGATAAAGGTTTACATACCAGAATAACAGGCAAAAACGAATGTGTCATGGTTCACTTAGTTATATTTCCGCCACAGTTTTTAAACTCAGTTTTAGACATGCTCGGATATGACTTATTTAAACGAGAAGGCAAAGAGGTTAGAACTGAAAGATTAGGAAATTATACTTATACTAATTTTGAACCTGCGGCTTATTATGGTCTTGGCACATATCCGCAAGAAATTGAAGACTGTATTAAATATTGGCAACATGTACATACATAAAGGGGGATAATATGGGAAAACATAATGAAAACCACACGAAAGTTAAATTCGAGGCTGAAAAAGGGGCAGAACCGAAAAGAGTTGAAGAAATGACCGCGGTAAAAAAAAAGATTAAGTATTCACCAGAAATGCTTGTATCTGCCATTGAAGATGTGGCTTTGGAAGTTAATAACGCATATTTCCGCCACCCTTTTAAAAAATGTCCGTCATGCTACAAAAACAGTTTAAACGCAGTTTTAGCTCACTTTGGGGCTGGCGGCAAAAATAAAATTGGCAACTTAAAGGGATTTCAAGCCACAGTAGGTGATGTCATTGCTTGGACTTCTGACTCTTATAAAGGTATGTCAATTGTAAAAAGCAAAAATAACGGTGTATTTGAACTTGAAACAAGCCCTTTTGAAATACCACGTAAAGAAGCGGCTATTATTGAAAGGGTTGTTATACCAGAAAAATACCGCAATGTAATTGCCAAAATGACGGATTATAAGGCTGGGAATTTACCAGAAGGATGGGCTGGTGAGGCAACAGTAGCAATCGGCAGAGGGGAATATCCGAATGTTATTAAAGAAGAATTATAAGACATTAAGTTGTTGGAAAAAGCCAGAGGTTGATGATTACGAAAATCGCAAATCCGAATACATCTTTGTAAAAAAGTTTAAAGGCTTGATACAATACCCAATGGGGCAATATTATTCAAAATTACTTGACATTTATGATAAGGAAACTTTGAGAATGTCGGGGATTTTATTTGCCCCTAAAAATATCAAGTTTGACGATAAAAATATATTAAGAAATGTTGATGGCACAGCCTTTGCTTTCTTTTCAATTATTCCTATAAATCAAAATATAGGTATGATTAAAGGAGTTAAAAATGTTGACCATAACGAATATAGAATAGAATTTATTAATAGAAACATTGAATTACCTGCTATTGTTAAAAAAGAAAAATCAAAGTTAAACTTTTTGTGTGTCGAAACAGAAAACGGATTGAGTTTAGTCACCCATGATAATGGGAAATTAGTAACAACAAAGAATGAATAAAATACACGAGCGAGGTTGGCTGATATGAAGACTTTTAATATAGACCTATGGGAAACTATCAAAAATAATTTAACAGGGCAAGATGAGGCTCTAGATGGTCGCATTTTCTTTGGGGTCGCTCCCGAAAAAACTAAAACCCCATATTGCGTCATCCATGTATTGAATGGGGGTGAAGATAGCAACGCTCAAACTTTGTGTCAAAATGACCCAGACTATCAAGCCGTTGGTTTTGCACGAATACAGTTTAACATTTATGCTACAAATGACATGTGGCTTGATGAAATAAGAGAAGACCTAAATAAGCATATTAAATCTTTGAGAGAATTGGAAAACTATCGCATTTTATCAAGAGTCCTTTTGAGAAGTAAAAATGCGTCAAGTTTTACCAACGAAACAGGCACGGGTTTGACAGAGTTTGAGTTCAAGTACGAGCCTTTGTAATTTGTTGCAAAAAAAGAGGGTATGGTTTATTATGAAATTAAAAGATTTCATATAACCTACAACACAAATAAGGGGGATAAAATTATGACAGTTAAAAGAGTTATCAATGAAGACACAGGGGTTTATTTCTTTGACTTTGCTGATGAAAAGACAACAGGTGCTTTAACACTTGGCGACCGCTATCTTGTTACCGCAGTAGCAACGACTTCAAGCGGTTTGCCGCAAGGTTTACAAGCTGGTGACATTTTCCGTTGCACATCTGCAATCACTTTAGGCGAAGGTGACAAGGTTAAGCCTCTCGTAATGACAAAATTCTGCGGATATCAGAATGTTGACGGTACATTTGACCGTGAGCAAATTGATGTTACTGCAATCTGTGACACAGTTACAAATTACAGAGCAGGTCGTTTGTCCGTTGAATTAACAGGTACACTCGTAGTTGAAACATCAACAGACGCAGAACAAACCGCTACTGACATTGTATTAGGAAACTTAATTACAATGTTAGAACAACAAGTTGACGGTTCTTACAATAGAAGCACAGTAGGCGAACAAGTAAATTTAGCTCTTGTGCTTACAGAAGGTATTGTAGGGGCTGATGTAAGAGATTTATCTCTTTACACACCTGCTTTAATCACTTCTGGCGGATTTAGCGGTGGTACAAACTCTGCAAAAACGGCTGATATGTCTTTGGCAGTTACAACAGGTGATTTTGAGCCTCAATTCGTCAAAGAAAAAAGACCTACAGCATAATGTGAGTAAAATAATGCAATAACAGAAGGTGAGGTAAATTATGGCATTAAAAGCGTACATAGAACACACATTTAAAGCGAATGTAAAATTTGAAGACGACTCGGTGAAAGAGGTGACTTTTAGGTTGCCTCGTAACACCGACCTTTACACAAGTGAAGACGGTAATACAAATTTAAACACGCTTTACACTTTCGCTAATATGGCGAAACCGTTTGATAAACCTATTCAAGTTGAAACTGAAAACGGCTCTATTGTAAATTGCACGACCATGAAAGAGTTAATCAGTCTCGGTGTTGTAATGAGGCTTGATGATGTTATCACGAAATGGTACGAAAAAAGACAAGAGTTAGAGGCTGAAAAAGAAAAAGCCTTAAAAAAGTCCAAATTGGCTGGGAACTCTACATCAAAGGGTACTCCAGAACAAAACGGTTAAGTGAAACGGAACTCTCAATGCCTATGTTTGTAGGCGACAAGAAAAATCCGATAGCGATTGATAAAAAATGGAAACTACTTACCAATCTTGATGACGAATTTTACGAAATGCTTGATGACGCTTACAATCACATAGCAGGGTTCAAAAAAATATCAATAGACGACACTTCGTTATCACCAGCCTATTTGTGTGCCACAAGATACTTGGTTTTAAAGTTAATGCAGGAATACAACATTGGCAAACTATAATACAAATTATGAAAACATAAGATTAAGGATATTTCAACGCATAGAAGGGTTGAAAAACCTTGAATTTCAAGCAGGTTCAACCCTTGCGAGAAATATCAAAGCAGAGACTCGTAAGGCTTTCGGCGAAGGCAAAAGCGGCTATCCTTATGAATTTCATAACAGTTTTCAAAGTGACGAGGTTGTGCATTATGACGAAAACCAAAAAGCGGTCGTTATAGACCACCCAGCCGCAAGAGTCCTTGAATACGGCATTGGTACACAAGTTATAAAGGCAAAAGACGCTGAATTTATGCACTTTAAAGGGAAAGACGGCGAAGATGTTTACGCAAAAGAGGTGGTTATATCACCCAAAAAGCCTGTCGGCTATGCGAGAGCCGCTATTGAAGAAACTCGCAAAGACCTAAAAAAGATTTATAAAGACAGTATTGACATGGGGTAAAAATTAATGAGTGACGCTTACGAACCGTTTTTGATACCTGTTGAGGTCATAGGTGGAAAAGACGCAGAGAGTACATTAAAAAATATAGACTCTAAACTCAAAGAGATTAGCGAAAACCTTATAGATGTAGGATATGGGGCAGACGCTATGAAGATTTTGACCGCAAATATGCGTGATTTATCCTCTGTTTCAAAGACTGTTGCCTCTGGCATATCATCATTAAATAAGGCGAATGCACAAGCCGCAAAAGACGCAGAGAGCGTTGCTTTAGCACATCAAAAAGTTGCAACAGAGGCAGGTAGAACCGCAAGGGAACTTGAAAAAGCAAAAACCCAAGTGGTTAATACCGCAATAGCAAATCAAAAACTGTCAACCGAAATGGAAAAGACCGCAGTTGCTCATGCAAGAGCTGAAATGGCGGCTTTAAGAGTTGCACAGGCACATGAAAAACAAGCCTTAAGGGCACAACAAGCGGCTTTGCCGTACAACAAATTAAATCAAGAATTAAAAGAGCAAGCTCAAAAAATTAAAGATGTTATTGCTGGTACACTTCAAGGTAATGACGCATACACAAGAAATGACTATACTTTGCAAAGAATGGTTAACCACTATAAAGATTTAAAAGACCAATTAGACACAACCAATGCAAAATTTAATGCTCTTACGGGTTCAATAAAACAGACTCAAACGGCTGGTATGGCTTTCGCTTCATTTTTAGGAAACCTTGCCGCAAACGCAATCCAGCGTGTTATATCTTCTCTTGGTAGCATGGTTCAAGAAATCTCAAAGGCAGGTGTAGCGTTAGACGGTATCACAAACACCTTTGCCGCAGGTGCAAGAGGTTGGAAACAAGGCGGTGAAGAAATGGAATGGGTCGCAAAAACCGCCGAAACTTTGGGTTTAAATATTCAAAGCACTTATGAACCTTATGCAAAATTCATGACTTCTTTTACTCGTTCTGGTGGTACATTACAAGAAAGCCGTCAAATATTTGAAGATTTATCAACGGCTATGGTAAGTTTACATCTGACCTCTGACCAAATGAATAATGTGTTCGTTGCATTAGAACAAATGGCAAACAAAGGAACGGTGCAAGCCGAGGAACTTAAAAGACAACTAGGAAATGCTTTGCCCGGAGCGTTTGAGTTAGCCGCACAGTCTATGAGCCTTACCACCGCTGAACTTATGGACATGATGAAAAAAGGTGAAGTTGTGTCAAGAGAATTTTTACCTAATTTTGCGGCTCTTGTCAAAGACAGTTTAGGCACGCAGATTGGCGTGGCGGTTAATCAGTACAATGCTCACATAAACCGCTTAAAATCTCAAACATTTTTATTACAAGCAACTATGGGTCAAATTCTTAACGAGGCTTTAACTCCATTTGTGCAAGGTCTAACAGGTATTACGAGAGCAACTAATTTATTGATTAAGTCTTTTGGTGATACAACAACAGTGGCGACCGCTTTGCAAGTTGCTTTTATAGGCTTGGGTGTAATTCTTGGTAGTTATATTATCAAGATGTCTGCCGCTACGGTTGCAAGTGTAGAACTTGCTTTGGCAGAGGGAAAGATTACACCTGCTTTGGCTATGTTTCAAAAAGGTTTGATTAGTATAAATGGGCTTTTATCAACAAACATTACAATGTCTGGTCTTGCAACCGCCGCCTCTAATACTCTAAAAGCGGCTTGGTCGGCTCTTGCGGCTCACCCGATAGGTGCGGTATTAATTGCGGTTGGTGCGGCGGCTTTGTATTGTACTAATTCAATAAACAAAGCTAATAAAGAAATTGCCGAAGGGTATGTACAAATTCAAGATTATTCAAACAACTTAACAGGACTGATTAGCGAGTATTCTCAATTAGCGGAAATCGAAAACAAAACCACCGCGCAACAAGAGGCATATAACCGTGTTTTAGGCGATTTATCAACACAATACCCAGCAGTCATCCAATATATTAAAGATAATGGTGTAAATTTAAAAAACCTTACACAAGAACAAGCAGACAATATTGCAAGTTTAGGGGTTTTGCAGGCAACACAAGAGGCTGAAAAGCAAAAATTAAAAGAGTTGACGAATAATTGGATAATTTTCGGAACAAGAATTAAACAAGTTGGTAAGGGCATACTTTGGGTAGTTCAAGTTATAGAGGCGGCTATAGCACATGCCGTTATAGTATTAGGACAAATTTTCGCTCGCACAGCGAGTATGATTATGAAAAGTTATGAATGGGTTTATGATAAACTTGCCAAAGGGGCTAATCTTATCGGACAAAAAGAATTGGCAACTCAATTTGAACAAGCCGAAAATTATGCAAAAAAACATGCTGATAATCTCTGGAATATCGGCAAGCAAGCACATTCAAATCTGAACGGAGCTTTGGGCGAACTTTGGAAAGATATAGGAAATGTTGAAACTGAAAGAATAGAGAAGGCAGAAAAAAATTTTAAAGACGCTTTGGCTAAAATCGGACAAGACCAATCAAAATTAGCACAGCAACTTATGTATTCAAGTAATAATTTGGCTAATGTTGCTACGGGTGAACAGGGGAAGAAAAAAGGGAGAGAAAAATCTGCAAAAGATAAGAAAAAAGAGGCTGATGACGAGTGGCAAGCATTACAAAAAAGGCAAGCGGCTATTACTGAACAAATTAGAGTTAATACTTTGCTCCACAAAAGTACAACTGATTTAGAGGAAGAATACAAGAAAAATCAAACAGAAATAGATAGAGTTACAAAAGTAATACAAGAATTAAACAAAGCTGAAAAAGAACTTAATATGACCGCCGCAGAACAGGCAATTAAGGCTTGGGAAGACAAAAAGAAAGCCCTACAAAACGCTGAAAAGCAATACAAGGGTATGGTCTTAGCTGGCAATAATTATACCCAATCTCAACTAGACCAACAAAAAGCTATAATGAAAACTTTAAAAGCAGAAAATGCTTATTATGAAAGATTAGAGAATAGAGAAGATTTAATGAAAATATCGACTCGCTCCGCACAACAATTAAGTAACGAGTTGATTGATGGTATCTTTGAACCTTTAAAAGAGGGCGAAACACTTTGGGATAGGTTTAAAGACGCTGGAATATCGGCTTTAAAATCAATTGCCGCCGCTTGGACTAAGAGTTTTATGCAAGATATTGCGACAGGTTTTCAAAGTGGATTTATTACAGGACAAGGTGGGTTTTTATCAAAAATCGTTAATGGTTTTAGTGGAATACAAACCTTGTTGCAAGGAAAAGCATTAAATGGTGGTTTAGGTGCAATTAATGTGTCTTCTAACACCAATGCTCTTTCTTCTACTACACAGCAGGCTCAAAACTTAGCACAAACATTACAAAGTCAAACAGTACCAGCAGTTGCAAGTACCATCAATGCAATCTCTGGGGTGCAAAATCCAGCTTTATTAGCGGCACAAAGCGTTGCTAATATGGCGGTATCTGCTCCAATTGCGGCTACGGGAATGGGTGCTTTGTCGGCAACAATGATGGTGGCTAATACAGCCTTCACTTCTGCCGCTCCAGCATTAGTTAAGATGGCAGGTGCTATGGCGAGTTTAGCCGCAAGTGCTGGAACTGCGGCAACTTCAATGGCGGCTTTAGCTGTTGCAACTGCGGCTCAAAGTGTGGCACAAATACCGTTAATAGGCGGTTTTCTTGCCCCTGTTGCGGCTTTAGCAACTGGTGCGGCGGTAGCGGCTGGTACAGCTTTGACTGGTGCGGCTATAGGTGCAGGTGCCATGATGGCTGGTGGTGGTCAAATGCTTGGCGGTGCTATGGCTGGGATTGGTAATAAACTTTCTGGGGTAAGCGGTTTACAAAAAGGTACTTCTGTTGTACCACATGCGAAGGGTGGCATTGTGTCCTCACCAACTATGTTTCCCATGCAGGGCGGCAATATCGGTCTGGCTGGCGAGGCTGGCACAGAAGTTATTGCCCCTGCAAGACGCATGTCTAATGGTGATGTAGGTATCGGTGCGGTTCAACCACAAGTTATTGTTAATAATTATACAAATGCGGCAGTTGAAGTTAAAAAACGACCAGATAACAGTATGGAAATAAAGATTGCTGAATTAAATACAATGTTGTCGAGCAGTAGAACAAATAAAGGGATGACGAATGCACAAAGTCGTTTACAAAAGAATGGTAGGCAAATAGGATGACGCTAGAAGATAAAAAAACACTTTTTGATATAAGGGAAAACCTTTTTGTTAAATCAGAAACAGACGGTTTATATGTTATGCCTTGGCGATTGCTACACGATGGGTACGAAGTTACACGGCAAGATGGAGTCGTAAGAGTTGACCCAGACGCAGGTGTGCCAATTACACATTCGAAATTTTCTACAAGTGGTAGAATAATGTCTTCTCGAATTTTTGTTACAGATGAACCAATATTCTGGTATTGGTACGCAAAAGCCTGTTTAAACGGTGCTATGCCTTGTTGGATTTATGACGCCAAATTACAAGGCTATATGCGTTGTACATTCTTAGACCAGCCAACATTGTCGCCAGCAGGTACAAGTGAAAGAGGTTGTTATGTACAAATGAAGCTGTTTGCACATACCATGCCAATTCCAGCTATATCTTATATTACAGAGAATAAACCAGAAAGACTTGTTACAGAAAACAATAAATTTGTTATACAAACATTAGGCGAGGTGATGTACTAATGCCAATTTTGCCAATGATAAGTGCCACGAAAACCTTGAATAAAGTGCTATGCTTAGCGGCTGATATAAAACATAGTTCATTTGAGAATGGCGAATATAATATTTGCAACGACACTATTCCACACATTAGGGATATGGGTAATGGAGTCACAAAAACCTATATTTCTTGCCCTTTTAGCTTTAATTTGCCTTCTCAAAGTGAAACTGACAATTCTGGATTTGGGGTTACCAATGTAGGTCTTATAAGTTCTAATATTCTAAGAGCGGCTGATAATAGCTTTGAGGATATCATTATTCAATGTTGGTTAATAGTTGCAGATTATGATGGCGGTGCAACTTGGCTTAATTTGGGGCAATATATATGGAATACAGAACAAAGCGAAACCGTTGAGATGATAACAGGCGAACTCGTTATGAAAAGTTGTTATGGGATAAATGCTGGAAAGTTTAGAGGCAAAAATCCGTCAATATTTGTCAATTTAAACCACAGGTGATTTTATGAGAGAAGAACAGATTATACGATATATGCAGACAAAAAAATATATAGACGATAAGTATGTTTGTTGGGATTTTGTTAGAGATGTGTATAGAGATGAATACAATATAGAATTACCAGAATATCCTGTTGATGAAATACAAACAGAGTTCAAGAATAAATTAACATCTAATATTCCGCATAAAAAAATACAAGAAAATCCGCAATCAGGTGACATTATAGTATTTTCCTTGTTTGCTAATCAACATGCTGGTATAATGATAGATAAGTTTAATTTTATTCATCTTGCGAAAGATGGTGTTAGGATTACAAACATCAAAGATGTAGGTGGTAATTATGCAATTTACAGAATGGATTAATAAATTAAAAATAAAACTGTTTGCTCCTGCTACAATTTGTTACAGACAAATGGGGCAAAGTTATAGCGTTTTAAAATATATAGCTTGGTTACCAGCTTTCCTTATTTTTAAAAATGAACCTATCGGTAAAGATGGATATTATAAACGTCTTTATGTAAATAATAAAAGATTTAAACCTTATTGGATAGTACCTAGAAACGCTTTTATTGAAATTAGGCAAAAACCAAAATTCTTTAGTGCATTAGCAAGTATTATAATTGGGATTGGTGCGATTACAAGTTTTGTTGCAAGTCATGCCGCTCTAATAATAGGCGTTGCCGCTTTAGCTATAACCGCTGTTGCAGGGTTGGCGGCTATGACGAGCAGACCCGCTATGCCACAATCAAACGGAGTTGATAAACCTACGTACGCTTCTACTGACCATCCCTCACTAAGTGGGGCTAAAAATGAATTGCAGACAGGGGTTGTACCAGTTGCCTTTGGTCGAAGTTTACAAGTATTTAATTATTCTCAATTCTGTATACCTTTGGTTAGAAGCGGTTATTCTGGCAATAGATACAGAGTTTATAGTATTGCAGGTTATCAAAATGCAAGATACTCTGATTTTAAATTAGGTGAAGTGCCAATATCGAGTTATAGGTCTGCGGCTTACGATTTAAGACAAGTACATGGCGGTGACACATTTATAGGCTGGGATAATGCTATAACAGACACTTTTAATAAAGAACTTTCTTTCGACCAATCACAGGCAATTTATCAATCTGCGATTGTTTATTACAATAGATTGTATAGTGGTGATGGAGCAAAATTGACTATTACACAAGAGTACACATTTCAAAATGTGAACCTTTCTTATTGGACTGATAAAGTCATGGACATAGAATTACACTTTGAAAGTGAAACAACTGAAATTACACACGAAGGTTCTGTTGAAATAATAGATGATGGTAATGGTAATTTAGTAAATCCAAACCCTCTAATAGGAACTTTGCCTATAACAATTAAATTAAGTACGACTATAACAGCAAATGATATAGTTGTACAAGGCGGCGGCGTATATAAAGCTACAAAAACTTTTGATTTCGACATTTCAGCAACTGGTATAAGCGAATATAGTTATACTACAACTTCGCCAAACGGTTCTACAAGGGGAAATTCCCAAGAAAGCGAATTAATTTGTCAATTAACATCTGAAACTATAACAATTACTGACACAGAAGACATTGAGCAATCTTTTACCGAGATAGTCGAAGAAGGTGTTAATAGTTATAATGGTGACAGAAATGAAATAATCTCACAATCACCAACCGAAGCGAGTCAATGTGACATACATTTTTCTTTTCCACAAGGACTTTATTCTATTGACAAAAATAGCGGAAATAGAATAAGAGTAACTATTCAAGCAGAAATCCAATGGCGAAGAAAAGGTGAAACTGTTTGGAACAATTTGTCTGGTACAGAAATAAGTATGTACACAAGAGATATTGACGGAGTCAAGCAGTCATTGAGTAGCAGAATAACAAAAGACGGTAATATATTTACTTTTAGAACCCCAGATGATATAAACAATGCAGACGCACAATTTTACGAGTGTGTTGGCATTCAATTTTCCGAACCTTCGCAGTATCAAATCAGAGTATTGCCCGTAGTATTTAATAAAGATAGTTACTGGGTTGGTACAATTGATGTGGCAGAAGTTGTTTGGAGAATGCCGAATTTGCCTGTTATTAATACAAAAATACTTCCTTCGGTATCGCAAATAGCTTGTACATTTAATGCTACAACTCAATTAGATGGTGAAGTCGATGAGCTTGGTGCTATTGTTTTTCCTTATATTAAAAACTTAAAGACAGGCAATTTAGAGCAAAGTCGTAACCCTGTTGATATAATTTATTACTTATTAACAGATACTTATAGCAACCCAGACCCTATGACTGATGACCAAATTGACCTTGACTCTTTTTTAATTGCAAGACAATGGTGCGAAGACCACAATTGCCTCTGCGACGGTTTAGTTACTGGCGAAGTTAAATATGAGAATATAATTAACGAAATCGCAAGCAATAACCAGCTTTATTTTATTCCGAATAAATGGGGTAAAGCTGTTTTGAAAGTTGATACAAACGAAGACGGAAGACCGATTAAGGCTTTATTTAATGCGGAAAATAGTTGGGATTTGTCAATAACAAGAACAAGAGGAAAATTAGGCAGGCTGATGGCTTTGCGTTGCTCTTATATTGATGAAGAAACTTGGTCGGAACAAGAAATAACAGGTTATTGGTATAATAATCAATGTAACTGGCAACCCGAAGCAGGTAAAGACGATGACTACTATAAACCCGAAAAAAGAGATTTAGAATATATAAAAAATGCTGATAATGTTAAAAGAAGAATTGCTTATGAACTAGAAATTGCCAATGTTAAAAATACAACCGCTACTTTTAAAGTTGCAAGAGAAGTCCTAGACTTAGACGTGCTTGATAGAGTTCTTGTGGCTGATTACACAAGAATAGAAGATGGCGTTAGTGGCAGTATCGAAAGTCTGATTTATAATGAGGATAAAACTCAAATAATCGGCATAAACACGAATAACCCATTTAAGGTTAAACCAAATATGACAATCACTATAAGGTCAGTTGATATTAGTGGGGAAGGGTTTAACGTCAATACTTATAGTCTTGTTGAAAACCAAGAAGAAAGCCATAGGATAATGTTTACGACACCAATAGAGGCTAGCAATAGTTATTTAAGAGGTACGGGGTTTTACAATATAGAAGGCAACGAAATCTATTATAGTGGTGATTTATATATGGCTGGAACAGCTGAAATTTTAAGCATGGTCATAAGCCACATAGAAGAAATAAGCGGCGATGATTTTACAAGTAAAATTACTTGCAGATTGTTTTAAAAAAGTGTAAGATAAGAATAAAAGGAAAAAGGAGTTATTGACATGTCTATGAACACACCGATAGGGAATATTACTCAAACAACACCAATAAAAGACTTTAAAGAGTTAGATGAAATGCAAAATGAACAATACCTTTTAGGTATTGATAATAATGCGGTTGGCAACGGTTCTAAAATTTCACTAGAAAATTTGATAAATAGTTCGATAAGTGCAGATAACAATAATTTAATTACAAAGGGAACTGACGATAAATTATTAGTCAATACCCCAATCGAAATCGGTGATTTATCAAGTTTAACAACAACAAATAAATCCACGCTTGTTGCCGCAATAAATGAAGTTGATAGCGATATTACAGCCGAGGCAACAACAAGACAAAACGCAGATAATAATTTACAATCTCAAATTGATGCAATAACAGCGGCTTCTGATGTTACGGATATTGTAGGCACTTACGCACAATTACAAGCTTATGATACAACAGGATTGCCCGATAATAGTATTATTAAAGTTTTACAGGATGAAAGCCGTCAAGACGAAACAACATACTACAGATGGGTAATTACTGGCGGTGTTGGTGCATGGGTTTTAATCGGAGAGGAAGGTCCTTATTATACAATCTCACAATCTGACAGTAAGTTTGCAACGCAAGCAACTGTCGGTAATTTAAGCAATCTTGCAACATTTGACAAATCATCAGTTGTAAATGCTATGAATGAACTTGCTAGCGTTCTTGACCCGACACAGACGGCTGATTATATCAAGAACTCAAAAGCAATTTATTCAGGCGAAGTGTCAGAAAACGCTTTAATATTGCCGCAAATTAAAGAAATGGCTCATTCTACCTTTGACCTCTCTAAGTTTACCGTAGTCGGCAGTCCTAACATTACGGATGATGGTATTGCGAGTGGGTTTACAACTTCTAATTATTTAACTACAAAAGATTTTATAATTGGGCAACTGTCAGGTAAAAGTTGGACTATACATAATAAATTTTATGCAGATTTGAATGAGGTTTCATCTTATCCTTATGGGGTAAATGATATTATAAATTTATCAGAAAGTTATCATAGCTATGGCTATATGGGTATGGCTGATTCAAAATCAAGAATAATGATAACAACAGGTACAACAGGTTCTGAACAAAACTATTATAACGAATATGCATTTTCTCAAAGTGGTTGGGTAGAACAAGAACTTTCTTTTGATGTCAACACAGGCACATACACATTTAAACATTTAGTACCTGGCGATAGTAATTGGCATGTTACAACTTGGGTGGCTACTTCTGAGAACAAAGAACTTTTAAGAATAAATGTCGCTTCAACAGATAAAATAAGAATAGGGAGGGGCTCAGATGCAATTATTGGATATGGTTCTATCGACCTCAAACAATTCTCAATCACAGTAGACGGAGTTGAGGTTTTCTCAGGTAACAAAACGGGTATAGATACGATTAAGCCTGATGATTATACTGTTGTTGGTACACCTGCTATTAGTGCGGATGGGATTGCTAGTGGATTTACAACAAGTAATTATCTTTATTCTAAACCTTTCACGTTGGGTAACAAATCTTGGGAAATTCAATGTAAGTTCAAAACAGAGGAGGTTTTAACCGGTACACCTAGAGTTATTATGGCTATGAAAAATAGCTTGACTAACTGGTATATGGATTTAGGCATTTGGTTCGGTACCGCTGACTGGTTTTCTATAAGAGTTGCCGTTGATAATAATGGTGAAAAGGTTATGCACTTAAAAAATATTCAAGCACAACCATCAACTGATTATACTGTAAGAATAGTGTTTACAGGTACTCAATATGTTTATTATGTGAATGGAGAAGTAGTAGAAACATTTAATGACACTAATCTTTCTGTTTATGCACAAGAAAATTCCGTTATGCAATTAGGTGGTTATCATGATAGCGGACACAATGTTCCTGGCTTCTTAGGTTCTATCGACCTCAACGCATTCAAAATCTATGTTGATGGCAATTTAGTTTATCAGCCTTGCTTGAAGATACCGTATACAGAAAGTAAGACAGGGTCGAAGATAGTTGGGGTAAATTACAGGGAACGTGTAACTGATATGGCAGAGCAGTTTGGGTATGCACCATATTATACGCTATCTGATACGGACTTTACTCTTCCGCAAGGGGAGATATATGGCTATCTCGAAAAACGTGCTAGAGATATTGCACATCCTGTTGCTCAACCGTTCTATAGATTTTCAGACGAAATAAACGATGATGAAGTCCGCTTAGAGGGTGCGGAAGTTGATAAGGGCTTGTATTTGGCGATAGAAAATGACCCGTATTTATCAGCTTTATGCACGGCTGGAAGTACGGCTGATAAGATTTGCTTACCAGATTTTAGAGGTCGTGTAATTTATGGTGATGTTGCAAGCGGGTATGTTAGTCCAGAATTGCCTAATATAACTGGTAGCGCACAGTTTGGTAGTATTTCAAGTGTAAGTTATCCGACTGCAATAACAGGTGCTGATGGTGCTTTTTATGGTAGTGGCAGTACTTCAGTGGCTAATGTTGGGATAAACAAAATAGATGGGTATAATAACAACTTTAATTTTAATGCTTCTCGTTCATCCTCAATTTACAAAGACGGTGGAACGGTAAAAACCGCAGGCGTAAAAGTACGTTGGTTATGCAGATGGAAATAATGAAAGGATATAAAAATGGAAAATGAAGAATTAATACTTAATGAAGATATCGAGCCTACACCAGAGCCAGAACCTTTTGTTATACCGTTGATTTATAACTACAAGGCTGACACAAAGGAATTTACTGGGGTTGTAGAACAGGCTGATAAAGACAATGCGAAGTCCGCAAAAGTTGGGCATTTTGTACCTATGGTACACGCTAACGCTACACTTTTAGAACCGCCAGAATGTGAAGAAAATCAAATACAGGTTTATTCAAAGACGGTTGAAACACATGAAGAACCGTATGAAGTTATCGACCCTGAAACTGGCGAAAGTCACATCGAATATAGAATTGTAGAAGAAGTTATTGAAAACTGGAATATCGAAGCTGATTACCGCAAGAATTTCTATAAGGTTGACAATGACCTTAATGTAACAGACATCACGACTATTGGTGAACAAGAGGGTTATATTTTAGTAGACAAAGCAACTGGCGAGGATATTAAAGCCAATAAAGATTGGTATAAAATAGTTGATAATGAAATTGTTAAAAAATCTAATGAAGAATATGAGCAAGAGCAGTACGCAAAGCGTAAAACCGAGTTTAATAAGGCATTCTTTAATACTTCTTTAGGTTATATTCGCAGGTCTGTAACAATGGCAGACGGCTCTAAAAAGGATTTTCTAAGCGATTTGTTACCTGTCATTTCTATGGGAGTTCAAGGCGGTACGGCTGTTAATATTCTTGCTTATGACAAACCGCCATTTGATAAAGATGTAGAGGACTGGACAGACTACCAACGTCAAGTTGTTGTAACACCGCAATTTATACAAGAATGTTTTGCACAATTGGCGAATGATTTTCTTCCGATAAATGAGGACTAAGAATGAGAACTGAACCTATTTTTACAGGCAAAAATACAGTTATTGAATATATCAAACAAACAAGCTACGGCAAATGCATTCATGGACGTTCTAAGCGTGGACTTGATTATGATGTGTATGTTGCAGAAAACAAACAAACAAAAAATATAGAACACAAACTTTACTATGTATCAAAGAATAATAAGTTTATAAAATCTATATTGCGTTTCTTTAGTGACAACAAGGCTTATAAAGAATTAAAGAGTGAAAGTAAATTATGAAAATTAGAAAAAAAGTATTTGAAATATACAAATGGTTGCCATTTTGTCTTATGGTAAATTGGTTTATAGAAGTTTATCATCATGTCACACACTCGGCATTTGTTTTAATCAATCTTGGTGTCTTTTTCTTAATTATAATACCTTTTGTGTTTATACACAGCATGATTATTAGACATATATATACAAAATGTTATAATAGAGAAGGCGGTTATTATGAATTTTAAAATTGAGGACTTAATACACTTCTTTATATTTGGCTTTTTAGGATTGCTTGGTGGAACGGCTCGTTACCTGCATACGCATAGCAAGACTTATTCTTTAAAATCTTATGCGAGCATGGTTGTAACGTCAATTATGGTGGCTATTATAGTCTGCTTTATTGTTATGCAAAAGATGAATACGAGCGGTTTTCTTATATCAGTTGGGATTACATCTGGCTATCTTGGTTCACGTTTATTCGATTTGCTTGCAGAATGGTTTTTGGGGCAAGTTGAAAAGTTTTTGAACCGAAATTTTGACGGTGAATATTATCATGAAGACTATGAGGAAGAAATAGAAGACGAGGTTGAAAATGACGATTAGTGCGGCATTACAAGCATTTTGCAATATGTTTGAGCAAGTTGCAAAAACAAAAAATACGGCTATTGAAAAACAGTCAGAAAGCACGGTAAATAAAGCCGTTAAGCGTACAACAAAGGCTATTCAAGAGGCAAATAAAGCACTTGATATAGCCGCAAAATATGTTGACTCTATGAGCAAAGATGATAAAAAGGATTTTATAAAGCATAAGAAAAGGTTTGATGATAATATAGGGGGTAAATAATGTTATTTGGTGAGGCATTAGGACAAACCGCTTACAAAATTGCTCAAAAAATGGGAAATAAAAAATCCACAGGCAAATGTGCATTAGCCGTTGGTGACGCACTTTCGGCGGTTTTAGGCGAGGCAGTTGCGGCAAAATACAGAGGACATGCCTATCATTGGCTTGTGCCGTTGAAGTGTGCAACGAAAAAATATTGGGAATGGAAGGGTTTTAGCAGCGAAACAAGAAATTTACCTGCTGGCTCTTTGGTTGTTTGGGATAGGCAAGCCGCTCACCCTTACGGACATATAGAAATTGCAGACGGTCAAGGGCATTTATGCTCTGATTTTATCCGTGACGATTGGCGACCGCTTTATGTATCAAACCCAGCCAAAATTGTGCCGCAAATCTTTAAACCTTTGACTTTTGAAGTGCCAGAACAAGATAAATTGCCGTATGATGTGGTTGTTTTATGCGACACTTTGAACATAAGGGAAAACCCAAGTGTCGGCGGTAGCGTTGTCGGACAGGCTCATAAAGGCGAGATATTGACGGTTTGGGCTATCAAGACAACGGCTGACAGAGTTTGGGGTAAGAATAGTAAGGGATATTTTGCATTGGAATTTACAAGATGTGTTTAACGATTTACAAACCATTGACTTATAAGAGTCGTATTCAACAAATAGGCGATACTAATAAGTTTTGCCTCATAGATAATGAAGTATTTGCAACGGCTAACGGCACGGTTATAGCCCCTCGTTACCTGTTTACAGATAATATAACCTTTATAAACAATACTTTTGTTGATATTAGGGCAAGCCACATTCACGACATTGGTTGTGCATATCACAAATTGATTATCTCAAATCTTGATGAAGACGATTTGCTTGAAAGAGGCTTGCTACATTTAAACGAAAAGGCTACCGAAAGAGAGCGTAAATTCTTAAAGGCTCTCAAAGACGCTGGCAAATATGACGGCGATACAGAGGTTCTTGTTATGGTTTGCGAGGATATTCCGAAAGAATATTTGTCAACTATTGATGTATCGTTTTCGGAAAATAACCGACTCTTTAAAGAAATGCTAATTAAAACAGGTGTGCCAGCCGCAAAAGCAAATATTATGGGCGGTGCGGTGTATTTAAACGCTGGCTGGGCTTTAAGAAAAGTAAGACAAATGCCAGCGATAGATGATATATTTCAAGAAATCTTAATAACCTAACCTGCTATTCACCTATTCATTCTTAATTTCGGGGTTTAAAAGGTTGTTACAAAAAGCAACCTTTTTTATTGCAATCGGGTTGAAAGTGTGATATAGTATTAAAGAGAGTGAAAAGAAATCATTTTTCATTTTTACGCTTAAAAATTGTAGTAAGTTATTAAATGCACTATTGCTCTGGTGCATTTTTCTTTTATTCAACGAGAGATCATTTGCAGGTTATTTAAGAAGGGTTTTATATTTTTAGGATAAATTATACCTAACCCATAAGAAAAATCCCATAGCTGTCAATTTCGCTTGGGATTTTAAATGATTTGTGATATGGTCATGGTTTTAGGGTTTGTGTGTGTCTTTTAAATTTATAACAATATTCATCATAATAAATTACACATCTGGTCTTGCCTTCACAAGTCTTGTTTAAGTTTTTATTTTTAGTGTAATATTGACACTCATAAATATTTTGGATTTCTTTTGTCATTATAACCTTTTACTTCCTAACATAACTTCTGCGAATTTACGACCGTCTTCGTCTTCTGTTGTAATTACACCAGCAATTTTATATTTTTTAGACAAATCTTTCATATCGCATTCTTTGTAATATTCAGTACCAGAGCAATAGAGTTCGCCTTTTAAATCCCATTCATTTAAGACTCTTGCGGTCTGTATGCGTAATCTTTCGTGCCTATTGCTTACATAAATCATTTTATAACCCATGCCTTGCCAGAGTCGGCATTTTAAGATTTGGCTTGCTATAACCGTTTGCTCTGATATATGAGCAACCATATATTTGAGGCAGTCCTTACGGTCTTCTGGGTGATTATCGTACCATATTTTCTCTCGTTGCTTGATTGGTTCAATATCAACCAAAGAGTCAAAATCAACCAGCACAACCTGGTTAGCCCTATACTTGTTTAGAAAACAACCGACTACAACTAATATGCCAAAAGTAATTGCCAACGATTGAGCCACAACAATAATGAAGGCTACAAAATTATAAAACATTCCTATTAACATACTCAATTTTACCCCCTTTGAACTCAAAGAATTTTCTAACCGCTTTGAGTGCGTCTTCTGTCGTATATGTGCCATTGTTGCCGACCCCGACATAAAAGTCGCAGTCCTTTTGATTTTCCTTTTTAAAAGCAGGTTTATGGTTGCTAAACCTTACCCTAAAAGGCTTTAACGGTTGCATATCATCACGAACCGTGATGTATTTACTGTAAGTTTTCTTTGCCTCATACAAAGAGAGTGAAAAGCCCTCACCAATCAATGTTTCACAAAAAGTAATCCATTTTTGCTTTCCAAACTCTTTGCTTACTCTCGTTTTAAGATATTCAAGAGTCAGAGGCAAATCCCTCGCTCTCGTTTCCCAAAATTCTTTCGGCTTATAACTATACTTTTTATTCTTCATTAGCCCAACTTTCAAATTTTGACCAAACTTTTTTGCCAGCCTTTTGAACAGTCTGTATGTCCTGTTTTACTTGGGCTTGGTCTTCTTTTGTTCCAATATTATGAAATCCCCAACTCATAATAGTCGTCATGCCTAAAATAAATAATACCAACATAATAGGTGGTAAGATTATGCAAGCCGCATACATTAAGCCTTCTTTAAACTTTTCCATTTTTCTTTTCCCTTCCTTTTTCATTCTGCATTCTGTAACTGTGCAAGCAGGGCAAAAACAACTCGGTTTATCGGGTCTGCTTACCCTTGCCCCAATACTGATATTCATGACTCTCTGCCTCTCTGCATTTTTCACAATTAAAATTAGTTCCGCAAGTGCTACACCTGCCACCGCCAGCCTTTGCCGTTTCGTATGACCTTTTGTGCAAATCTGCCGCATACTTTTCACGCAAAGCCTTAATTTCTTCTGCTGGGTATTCTCTCTTTTCGCCAGCATTCATCATTCCTACACCGTCACCGCAGGGTACACAAACATACTCGCAGTATGGCAAACAAAATGACCATAGCATAGGTTCGCCACAATGAGGACAAACAGGGGCTTTGATGATTTCTTTGTTGTCTTTTTTAGTTAAAATTTCCATAGTATTTCTTCCTTATCGTAATCTTTAATCCAATCGGCATTTATAGCCCTGTCTATGTCAACTTGGTCTGCGTAATTTTCTTTAAAGACCTTTTGAACATCATTAAGACCGTTTAAATATTTTGGTCTTAAATCAACAAATTTCGGAAACAGGTCTTGGGCTACTTCGGTTGCGTGGTCGCCAGCCGTGTCGTTATCCATTAAAATACCCATTTCGTCAAAGCGTTTCCAATTAACCTTTTGCAAGCAACCATTTGTATTTATGCTATTTGTGCCGTTTTGAACTGTGAAAATAGCCGCATATGATAATCTTTCGGGGTCAATCATTTTGAGTAATTGATAAAGATTGTAAGCGTCTTTATAACCCTCACAAAGAATGCCACACATTGTAAATCCGCCAAAGTCATTCCAAACCCTGCAAATTCTTGGTTCATAACCGCTTATGCGTCTAACCTTCTTTTCGCCCTCGTACTCACGATATTCCGCTCCGTTATCCTCGCATTCAATCATTCTTGCTTGTGTCGGGTCTGCCCCGATAGCCGTTGACGGAAATACGAGCATATCCTTTTTGGGGTCATAACCTATCATACACTCGGTCGCAGTTCTTGGTAATATCGTGTGTTTTTCCCACATCTTTTTTAAAATATCTCTGCGTTGCATAAGAGCCACATGGCAAGACCAATAATAAACCGATAATTCATTTTGCGGTATTTCTTTGACCTTTGGCGGTTCTGGCACATCTGATACAGTCGGGGCTTTACGCTCAAACTCGTAAGATTTTGGGGTGTCGTCTTCGTTCCCTTGTGCCTTTTCGAATCGTCTGCGAGCAATAATAGCCGTTACCTCTTGCCCGAAATCACACGCAAAACATTTGAGAATGTGCTTATCAAGATTAAATTTCAGATTATCGCCTGTTTTGTCGCCGTTCGGACACGCAGGACACCGCCACACTAACTCTCTGCCTTGTCTTTTATAATTTGTGCCGAGAATTGAGATAACTTCTTCTTCTGTTATCGGGTCTGTTTCAAAATCAATGTCTATCATAATTTTACCCTTAAATATAATTGTAGTATTCTCGCAGAGTCGCAACCAGCCAAGCCGAGCAAGTGCCTCTGCTTACATAGTTTTCTAATAAAGTAAGTTTAACCCCGATTTTCCTTGCAAGTTGCGGTCTTGTCATACCTTCTCTTTTACAAACTATCTTGATAGGGTTGTCGGGCTTTTTAAGAACATTTTTAGCCCATTCAGAACCGTTAAGTGCCTCATCAAGAGTATAATTTGCAAGTTCTTGTGTTGTTAAACCCTTTGTAAATTGCTTTGTATTAACCAAAACATTTGCCTTGTAAATCTTTAAAAATAACTCTGGCTTTCCGTCTATATTTGAAACATCATAATAGTTGTCGGTAGAGTCAATTTCAAAGAAATCCATAATCGTATAAAGATTTCCCTTTTTGATACAACCTTTTGTGTCGTAAACAACGAAAGAATGCCAAGTTTTAGTTTGTGTGTTATATCCGCCGATACAAAAGCAATAGCCGATTTTCTTGGTTGGGTGTTTAAACTTGTAGATGTCGTTTATAGCCCCGACCGATATTGAATGCAAAATCATATCTTTTGTGCAAGTCCAAGACGGTTCTATGTATTTGCCTCTGTCTATTTCTTTTAAATCTTTAAAAGATAAAAAGGTGTATCGTATGCTCGGATTATCTCGTTTTGCCATTTTGTCTTTCCTTTTCTATAATTCCATTATATCATAATTTTACGATAGGTTTGCACAACCTTATTGAAATAGTTTAGATAGTTGCATTCCAGCATTCAAAGGTATATCTTTGGCGAGTCTTCCGTAAACACCGTTTGCCATTACTTTTGTTTTAAAGTCTAATAACCCTGTCGTTTTGTTTAATCTCGCAAACACCATATAATCGGTCGTACCCCAATTATATGTATGTATGCCTACCCATTTTGTCTTTTCCTGTTTTTTGAATAATTTAATTTTCATTTTTACCTTCCTTCTTAAAATTGTTTACATAGTTATTTTTGTTTATTCTGTTGATAGCATTAGCGTCATAGCGGATTTGCGTATTGTAGCCGTTGTTAATGCTATCGTATTTCTTGATGTATTTCTTTTCCATTTTTGAGAGTCGGGCATAGTCGTTACATTCATCAACAACCGACCAATCAAAGTTCTTTAAGCCAAACTCTCTTAATGCTTTATGAAATTTATTTGTTGCATATCGTTTAAAAGCCTCGTAAACATGGTCACGCTTTTTTTCGCAGAGAGGCTTTTTACTTTGTCCGATATAAACTTCCCCTGTGACCAGATTTTCAGCCTTATAAATTATTCCCATTTTCCTTTTCCCTTGCGGCAGATTGCAATACAGGGGCAACAGTCTGTCGTTCTAAAAATATCTTTTTATGGGTCAAACTTAAAATCGCAAGAACATTCCAAGCCACATGTGCCAGATGTCTATATCCGCTTTCGGGGTCAATTTCTTCCCCTTCAAGATATGCAAATAGATGTCTTAACAAAGCGTCTGTGTATCTGCCAACACCATTTTCAACGGATTGCCAACCGTTATCGCAATACTTGTTAGCCCCAAAAGTGCCTATGCAACCAACTTCCCAGAGTGCTTTTGCAAATCCGCCCAAGACCAACCCAAGTCTAATTTTGCCGTTATCTAATTTTATACCTTTATCTGTACTCATTATTTAACCCCTCTCGCTAATAAATATTTGTGCCAACCTTTAAGATTTTCAATACGGTCGGCAACCTCTTGTCTTGAAATCTTTAACCAATCTATTTTGGTTGAACCGTTGCCCCATTGAGGATAACTACAAACAACTAAATAGCAGAATTGTAGGCTATCATCAACGCAGAAATAGTGGATTATCTGCAACCAAGTAGTATCTGGTATAATCCTTTGTTTTAAATTGTAAAGCCCTGCCCCTGTGGATTTGCACTCGCAGAACCCAGCCATTCCGTTTTCCCAAGCAAGAGCGTCAAAACTACCTGCAATTCTTGGGTCTTCGTCAGAATACCAGAGCGTATGTAAAACCGTTGGTACGACCAAAGTTTGTTTTGCGATTTCGGGTAAGTTCTTGAAAATTGTTAAAATTGATGTTTCACAATTTACCCCAAATTGAACCGCAGGGCTTTTCGCCATTTCTTCGGGCGACTTTTGGGGAAAGGGGCTTTGAACCCCTATATATTCCCTTACTGTCGTACCTGTGAGGCATGCTTTTCTTGCCTCTAACCATTCATCTTTTGTATTAAATTCAACTTTAATCATTAGTATAAACTTTCTATGCTTTTCTTTTTAGGTGTTTCCGTTTTTGTTTCAGTAGGTGGTACACTTGCCGCAGGTGGCGGTGGCGGTACGCTACCAGCCGTTTTTGGCGGTGCTACCGTTGCAGGTGGCGGTGTTACGGTTTTGGGTTGTTCCGCAGGTATTTCTTTTCCGAAAACATTTTTAGGCGGTTCAACTTTTTTAGGTTCTTCTTTTACAGGTTCTTGTTTCATTTCTTCCGTAACTTTATCATTTTGCTTTGTTTCCCCAGCCACATTGTCGTTCTTGCTATCTTGCCACGGCAGGTCAACCTTTTTATCGTCAGCAGGTTTACTCTCGTCTATGGGCTTGCTAACCGCCTCTGGTTGAATGTTTGTTACAGGGGCAGGTGGCACAACCGTTTGAGCAGGTGGCGGTGTCATAATTGGTGCTGGTGGCACAACAGGCGGTGTTGGTATGTGCAAAGGCTCTGTATAATCAGCGTTTTCAAGAACATCAACACTCTCTTTTGAGTTGTCCTCAATCTTATACATCATCATAGCCAAGCGTCTGTTATGGTATGTCATAGCCGCCCCGACTTGTTGTGCCTCACTTGCCGCCATTTTGCGTGGTATATCAAACGGACAAGATACAACTTCGGTCATTTCAAGGTTATCAAGGTCGGTTAATTCATAATAACATCTGTCTTCAACGACACTAAACTTTGAATAGAGTCTATGTTTAACTTCTTGTGCCAAGCAGAAATCTATAATTTGTTGCGGTTTGTAGTAATCATATTTTGCCCCACCGCCAGCACGACCTTTTCCAGCCTTTTCTACATCTGTTTTAGACCAAGCAACACGGATTGCGTTAATCTTTTCATAAATGTTCATCTGCTTTGTGTCAACAGGCTTTTCGTCATCTTTCGGTTCTTCAACCTTTTTAGGTTCTGCCTTTTTCTTTGCCGTTTTAATTGGCTTTTGAGGCTCTGCCTCTTGTTTTGGTTCATTTTTCGGTTCTTCCGCTTTCACAACAGGTGGCGGTGCAACCGTTTTCTTTTCGTCTTTTGCCATAGGTTTTGTTTCCTTTTCTTCTTTTGTATCATCAATAATAATGCCATTTTCTATGAATAGTTGCATTAAAGAGTCGTCTTGAACGACATTTGCAACAAATTCACTATTTAACATACCTGCTTTGTCGGCAGGTAAAATATGTTTACAAAGATTTGTCTTTTGATAGATATATTCTATCTTTCCGTTAATTTCTTCGGCTAAAACAATACCCATTGTGCCGAAATTGTTTTTATAAACATCACCAACATAAAGTGGCTCATGCCTGTAAGTTTGACCTGTTTGGCGTTCATAAAGTTTTTCGATATCACTTTTCTTCATTATTTTACTCCATTACTTCAACATCAAATTCAACACCAAGACCGTCTAAAAATCCTTGCAAAGCCTTAACTTTTGATTTCGGTAGTTGCTTGATTTTAATGCAAATGTCTAACTTCTTTTCAAAAGATGTTGATTGTTCTTGGCTGGACTCTGCGGCTATCATAGCACTAATTTCAGCCTCGCTCTTAAATCTGTCTTGGTAAGTTTTAATTGCCTGTGTAAGATTTAAACCGTTTTCAAGGTAAATCAACAAAATAGCCTCTGGGTCGTCTGTATTTGTTTTGATGAAATTTATATCATTATCTTTGGACTCAATAAATTCAGTCATTTGTTTTTCAATAATATTCATGCTTGTAGTTTTATTAGCCATGCTATCTTGAAAGAACATATCGAATTTTAAATAAATGCGATTTTGAGTCGCCTCGATTTTTAATTCCCAAAGTTGTTTGATTGTAGCCTTTTTATCAGCCTTTTCCTTTTCTTCCAATTCTTTTACTTTGGCTTTGATTTCGCTTAAACCCTTGCTACACATATCTTCAAGTTCTTTACATTGGTTGATACAAGGTTCAATATATTTCAAGAATGCGTTTTGGTTATCAATTCTAAATCTTGAAATACGGTCTTTAACTTTGTTAATCTCTGCAATTCCATTTTTGACTTCCTTTTTGTTTTCTTCGGTCAATTCTTTGATTGCATTTAATTTTTCAATGCGTGTAGTAAGTTCTTGTTTAACTTGTAAATACTCTGTTAAAACAGGTATTTGCGGTAAAAGTTTTTCTGTTTGTTGCTCTTTGTCTGCCATAATTTTTGCTCCTTTTGCTCTTGTCTATAATTACATTATATCATAAATTCTTGATAGGTTTGCACAATTTTATAAAACCCTCTTACTGCGTGAGGGTAACCGTTCTCACGCAGATTTTTATTAGGATTAGTGGAACATAAATATTATCCTCTATGGTCACCGTATTACAAAAAGAGGGTTAATTATCCAATAACTTGTAAAGATTTACGAACGCCCTATTGCTAGGACTCTTGATTTGTTCAAGAAATCTTTTTGCCTTGCGTAATTTCTTTCCATAATATCGTAATGCCCCCATTTTTGGGTCAAAATTTGTGCAAATAGTTTTGAAAGTGTACCAGCAATTAGATTTCTTGGCGTAAGTAATTACAGGATACGGATATAATTCTTGTTTATAGTCTGGACTATTCTTGAAAATAGGTGTACCGTCTGGGCGATAGCCATAACACCATTTGCGCTCATCACTTCCATCTTTAAGAGTCTTGCCTGTCTTCTCTAATTTAACAAGGCATGGCATACCTGCAAATTCATATATAGTGTCATGCAATTCCTTTTGTAAGGACTTTAATTTAATCAGACGGTCAAAGTCCTTTTTCTTCTTTGGTTTTCCGCCGCCGCCTTCCAAGCCTTCGTCAAAATCAAGCATAAAGCCGCATTGAGGGCATTCCTTTTCGGTAATAGGAAAAACAAATCCGCAAACAGGGCATTCAATTTCGTCATAGTCGTCATTATCATTTAATTTTGGCGGTTTTGGCAAATAAGACCTTATTGCGTCAACTTCCAAGTGTCTAAAAGAATTGCCAACAAAATCAAGGAAAATGCACTTTTCCTTATTGATTTCGGGGCATAAGCGTAAGCCACGACCAGCACATTGAATGTATCTGCGTAAAATCTTTGTCGGATTTAAAAAGACAACGCATTCAATACTTGGTTCATCAAACCCTGCAACCAAAAGACCAACATTAAAAAGGCACTCAATATCGCCTGTTTTAAATCTGCCAAGAATGTTTGCTCGTTCTTGGTCGGTGTTTTGTGCCGAAACTGCCATAGCCTTAACACCGTTAAGACGGAAGAAATCAGCGTATCTCTTTGCAGACTCAACGGTTGAGCAAAATACAATCGTCTTTTTGCCTTTTGCGTATTGCAACCAACCGTCTAATACTTTATCAATTTTGTCCGTATCTATGACAATATCGTCAATCGCCCCTGTGTCATAATCGCCTGTGCTTGTAACTTTAACGTTGCTAAAATCAAAAAGTTCAACGGTATAATGTTCGGGTTTAACGAGATAACCCTTTTCAATCAAGGTTATGATGTCTGCTCCATTGATAAATTCATCAAATCCTTCAAGCAAATAGCCTTTATTATCCCACGGGGTCGCCGTTACACCGATTATAGTTGTGTCTTCCCCTGCAAAATCGCATATTGTAGCGAAAGTTGTACCGTTATAATATTGGTGGATTTCATCAAAAAATATAAAATCAAATTCCGATAACCACTCTTGATAAAATTCCTTTTTAAGCCTTGAACCCAATGTCTGCAACATAGCGACCGTTATTTGTTGTGGTCTAAAATTGTCCGCCGATAAAATCCCAAAAGGGTGTTCTGACGAACCAAAGCGAACTGTTTGCGACATCAATTCAGTTCGGTCAACAATAATTAAGGTTTTATAATCTCTCTCTGCTACACGCAGGGCAAAGTCGCTCATAGACACGGTTTTGCCTGCCCCTGTCGCCATATTAAAGAGTATTCTTCGTTTTCCGTTTATTATGGCTTGTGTAATCCTTTTCCCTGCGTCTTCTTGATAATCTCTTAATTTAAAAACCATTTACTTTTCATTCCTATAAACTATAATGCGGTGATTAGTAGTCATTTTAATATTATATTCACGCATATAACGACCTTTTGCCGCAAACTTCGGGCATTTCTCACCCCAATTATTACCCTTACATTTTATGCACTCAAAACATTTTGTGCAAAGGCAATATATATCAAAATCTTGTGGTAATTCACTTCGTTTTACTATTTGTCTGCCCATTCTAATAATCCCCCTTGAATATAATCGGGTGTCGTCTTTTCTAAACGAGTATGTGCAACATCACAAAATCGTTTAACAATTTCAATACCAACACCTATTCTATGACATTCTTCACAAGCAATTAAAGCCGCCCCAGCCCCAAGAAAAGGGTCTAACACCTTATTGTAAGCGATTGTACTTTGTTCTATCATCTTACGCATAAGTTCAACAGGCTTTTCGGTCGGGTGAAACTTTTTACCGACAGGATTTCTCACAAAAAAGATGTTTTCCATGCCCATATCGTTAATATAACGCTCTTTGCCTTTTCTTAACATTAAAATAAATTCGCCCTTTTGCATATAAAATTTATTTGGTGTAGCGTTTTGTTTCGCCCAAACCAAAAGGTTTTGAAATTTGAAACCAACCGCCTCTGCCTTTGTTTGAAGCTCTTTAAGGTGGCATGCTTTTAACATAAAATAAGCATGACTATTCTTTTTGAGAACTCTATAAACTTCGGGCAACCAAGCCTCAAATGGTGGTATTTGACCGATAAATTGCCCTGTTTCTACAAGTATTCTATTATCTTCATCCATTTCTTTTTTAATCCAACGATTTCTTAGGCGGTCGGCGGTACTACCTGTTCCACTCATTTTTAGCTTGCTACACCTTGTTTTATATGGTGGGTCGCTTATAACCAAGTCAAAAATCTCGTCTGGCATTTCTTTTAAAACCGTCAGACAATCGCCGTTTATTATAGTTTGGTTCATTATAATACCTCTTTTTTGATAGCGTCTATTAAATCTTGCTTTGTTTCAAGAGTTCGCCAGCCTTTAAGCTTACAATCCCAGTCTTCAGCCTTGCCTATAATCTCTCTTAAAGTATCAAGCGGTTCGCCTTCACTCTCTTTTAAAGCGTCTAATTCGTTTTCTAACTCACGCATTTCGTCTTCTAATTGGTCATTATCAGAGTCAAGGTTGCTATTTTCGTTTTCCAGCTCTTTGTAATTTTCTTCAATTATTGTGAGGTCTGCCAAGACTTGATTAAGTGTATTAATCGCCTCTTTTGCCTTGTCTTTTAAATCATCAATAATGTCTTCGGTCGTTTTAATCATTTTTATGCTCCTATCTCATTTCACTTGGCAATCTTAAACCCATAGCATAGATTATCAGATTGTCTTTTTCTGCCCTTAATTTGTATTCGGCAGGGTCGTCATCAAATAAAATTCGGACTCTGCCGTTATGCTCACAACGACAAAATTCTGTAATGTATCGTTGCATAAATCTTATTTCCTGTTTGTGTGAGTCATGGTCAACTTCACACTCAATGCAAGTTGCAAAATCCGCAAATTCCTTATTTTCTGCCTTAATTGTTAAATAGCCTTTTGGCTCAAACCGTAAAATAACTTTGTCGTCAATCTTTGCACATTTTTCAAGGCATTGTAAAAACTCTTTCACATCAACTTCAAACCAATTTGAAAGTGCTTGTTTTGACAAGTTTAATAAGACTTGTGTCGGATAACCGCTTACCGCTCTTTTTATAGTTGTCGCCAATCGCTTGTCTTCACTTACAATGATACGATAATTCGGGTTGAAATACCAAGCCCCTTGTGGAAATACATTTGTGAAAACATAATCCTCGTTGCCTAAACTTTCATTTAAAATATTGATTATCACTATCTTTGAGTCGCTTGATATTAAGTATTGACCGCTCAAACAAAATTTATTAAAATTCCCCAAATCCGACAAGATAACCAAATTATCTCTCATATTGATTTTTATTGCGTTATCGAAATCAAATTTAAAGTTTACCATTTTGTTAGCGTCAGATTTATATGTCGCACACTTAAACTTGGTCTTACCCTCTTTAAAAAGAATTGTGTTATCCTTAACAGTTAAATCAACTATATCGGAAAATAAATCGCAAACTCTTTGAAAATCATGCCAGCTTATTTGAATTTCGGGCAAAGCTGTCAAAGTTGTTGTGTCTGCGACTATTCTTGCAAAATCCTCGCCGTTGCACATCACACACTCATACATTTCCGCTCCTATTGGCGAAAATCTTACAGAGAGGTCTTTTCGTGCCGAACTTGCCTGTGCGATTTTATCAAAACATAATTTCTTTATTCGTCTTAAATCAGATACCTTAATCATTTTTCATTTTCACCTTTTCCAGCGGTTTAAACGGTACGGTTCATGGGCAAACAAACCGTACCAACCGCCTTAATCTTTAAATACAAAATCGTCTGTTCTGTTCAACAAATCCAATAAATGTTCTTGTTTTTTGAACTTAAAACAACTTGCCACAACTTCGTTTGCCACCGAGTCGGGCAAAAAATTTCTTGTTAAGAGAAAATAATTAAATTGAAGTGAGATATAGCCTAACTTGAAAAATCGTGCTTGATTGGCATTTGCGGTTCTTTCGCAAAAGTTTTTAAATCCTAAATCAATATTTTTTAAGCTCAATCGTTCTTCAAGTTCTTTGCACATTTTATCTCCTCTCAAATTTAATTGTTTACTACTTGGGGGCTTTATAACTTGCTAAATGTTTTTTAAACCATTCTTTATATTCTTCGTCAGAAGGTTTGTGGTCAATCTCATTAGCGATATATTCCACCTGTGCATTTTCACACATAGGGGCATAAGAGAATAAGCCAAAACCGCATTGTGCGATTGTTTTCATTTCGCCCTCGTTATTCTGATATTCTCTATTGATTATGCCAATAAGACCTGTCTTTCCTTCAAGTTGGTCTGTATCGCACAAATTGTCAACTCCAAACGCTCTCGCCGTTCCGTTTAATGCGTTTTGGTGCATTTGAACATCAAAATAATAATTTTGTTCTACAACAATTCTGTCTGTGGTTTTGTCGGGAAACGGCACATCTGTAAGAGTCTTGAATGTCAATGCGATTACTTCTCTTTGGAATGTAGAGTCGTCTTCCCTTTTAGCCTCTTTTGTAAAAGCTTTTGCGGCGGTAATTACAACAGGGTAAATACCTTCGTAAATTTCTTTTTTTGTGATTTCTGGTTGAAACCATTTTTTAATGTCTGCCATAATTTTGCTCCTTTGTTTTTTTTTTTGGTAACATTGTG